ATGCAATCTCTCTATAACTCACTTATATATTTCAGCCAGCCGGTAATTTCGATAGCTGGAAAATTCAGTCCAAAACTGAAGGAATTTTCAGATGGAAGAAAAGGTCTGTTTCCGCGGCTTGAAAAATTACTCCAGCCAGGATCACAGTATATATGGATACATGCAGCTTCGCTTGGCGAGTTTGAAATGGCAGTACCAGTTCTAAAAATGCTGAAAACTGAATACCCTTCAGAAAAGATCATTGTGAGCTTCTTTTCTCCTTCAGGATATAATAATAAGAGAAAGCATGATCTGGTGGATATATTTACCTATCTCCCACTGGATAGTAAGTATAATGCACAAAAGTTCATTGAACTCATAAAGCCGAAAATGGCATTCTTCATCAAATATGATTTCTGGCCAAATTTTTTAATAGGTTTAAAAAATCGTAATATTCCCACATACCTGGTTTCTGGCGTTTTTCGTGAAAATCAGAGTTTTTTTAAATTCTATGGAAAATGGATAATCAAATCCTTGCAGGCTTTCGATCACTTCTTTGTTCAAAATGAGGAATCTGCAGATTTGTTGAAGAAAATAGGCTTTGAGAATACAACGGTTGCAGGAGACACAAGGTTCGACAGGGTTGCAGCTCAAATCACTCAAGACAACCGTATAGAATTTATTGAAAATTTTAAGGCTAATAAGGTATTGACGGTCTTCGGAAGTAGCTGGCCAGAAGATGAGAAAGTTTTTATTGACTATATAAATAAAAATCCTGAACAGAAGTTCCTGATCGCACCGCATGAGATCAAGGCTGAAAAAATCCAAAACTTAAGCGATAACATAAAACAACCGGTGCTAAAGTTTACAGAAATGGATAAGGCTAATATTGAAGATTTCAATGTTTTTATATTGGATACGATTGGTTATCTGGGAAGAGCCTATAGCTATGCTGATATTGCTTATGTTGGCGGTGCAGCAGGTTCAACCGGCTTACACAACATTCTTGAACCAGCTACCTTCGGAATTCCTATAATCATAGGATCGAACTACGATAAATTTCCGGAAGCAGCACGATTGAGACAGTTAGCAGGACTGTTTTCTGTTAAAAATTCTGAGGAATTTGATGAGATTATGGACAAATTTATAAGCAATCCTAACTTCAGAAAAAAGAGCGGAATGATCGCTGGGCACTTTATTAACAGTAATACCGGGGCTACGAGACTTTTAGAATCCTATTTAAAAGCTGAAAAAGAGTAAGGATTAACAAACATTGCTAAAAAAAAGTAAAAATAATTCGTACAATTGTTTATAGTTGTAATTTCGACCCGTATTAACAACTAAATAAATACAAATGAGACGTTTATCAATCCTTGCGATTGTATTAATGACTAGTTCTGTTTTATTCACATCATGTAGACAAGAAGCAGAAAAGGAAACTATCGTCAAGGAAGTAGAAGTTGAAAAGCAGGTCAAATCACCTGAAGAGGCTGATGAACGAGAAGGAATTCTTGAAAGAACAGCTAAAAAAGTCGATAATGAAGTAAATAAGGAAATCGACGAAGAAATAGAAAAAATTGGAGACGACAATTAGTAATAAATCTCGAATTTTAATACATTGAATTACTAAAAACTACTAATAACTAAATAATCAAATTATGAAAAAACCAATTTTAATGCTTGCTTTAGCACTGTCAACAAGTTTATTCTTTACTTCTTGTAGAGAAACTAACGAGAATGAAACTGATGATATGGAGCAAATGGAGTCTGATGATATGGACGACATGGATGATATGGATGACATGGACGATGCAGGTAATGACGTCGAAAATGCAGCTAATGATGCTGGAGATGCAGTAGAAAATGCAGCTAACGACGCTGGAGATGCAGTAGAAAATGCAGCTCAGGATGTTGAAGACGAAGTTGAAGGAAACGACGACTACTAGTCCTTAATAAAACAATTATTTAAAAGCCCTTTCTAATTTAGATGGGGCTTTTTTAATGTTTAAAAGATTTCAATTCTCTTTTCAACTCGTTCATAGACTGTTGTAACTCCTGAAAAAGTCCATTATTTGTAGGATTGTCCAGGTTAAAGGTAAGTTTGGAATTTACCTGCCAGATCTCCTGAATATCATGGACATTGATCTCTAAAGGTAAATATTCTTCGTTGAGCGATATCAACAAAACTTTTGAAGGATCAGGCATTTTCTGAATCTTCTTTACCAATACGGAGTCATACATTACGATCACGTATACTTTATTGTTACTAGCTTCTTCTATGCTAGCAACAGCTTTTCCCATCACCCATTCTCCCGGACGATAATCTGGCAACATACTATCTCCCTCGATCTGGAAACCACGATAGGTAGCATTTCTAAATTCTGGTAACGGAATATCAAACGCCGGAAGTTGATTATACCATTCTACATCCTGAACGTTGTGAGGATAACCTGCAGCCGCCTTCTGGTTTACAAGAACTATGTTTTCGTTATCGGCATTATCTACGGTGACAACTTTTGGACTTACATCTCCTTTACTAATCTTAAGATACTTCTGCCCACTGTCTCCAAACAACCATAAAGGATTGATCGCAAACTGCCTTAAAAGTTCAGCTACTACTTTACCTGAAAGCTTCGTACGACCTCGTTCAATATCTGCTGTTGAATTTTTTATACCCAATAGCGAAGCAAATTCTGTTTGAGTATAATTATGCTCTTCACGAACTTCTTTAAAATGCTTAATTTCAATTGATCCCGGTGTACCCATAAACTATTAATATTGGAATTATTCCAAATTTATAATAATAAATGGAATCTTTCCTCGGAATTCAGAAAATTATTGAATTAAATTTACGTAAGCGACTGTTTGTCATTTCCGAATATGGCTTGTTTATAAGCGTAAGGATATGATCGTCTGATAGTTTTGAAATGCTTAAAGTTTCTATTCAGATTTGTAACCCAGAAGTCTAAGTGCGTTCAAAACCACCACAAGCGTTGAGCCTTCATGAAAAACCACCGCCACTCCAATATTGGCCCAACCAAAGATTGTCGCCGGAAGTAGCAAAGCCACTACACCCAGACTGATCCATAAATTCTGTTTTACGATGTTATGCGCTTTACGGCTCAAACCTATGGCGAATGGAAGAACTTCAAGTCTATCTGCCATAAGAGCAATATCTGCAGTCTCAAGTGCAACATCACTTCCAGCAGCGCCCATCGCAATTCCCACCGTACTATTTGCCATTGCTGGAGCATCATTTACCCCATCCCCTACCATGGCAACTTTGGCCTTCCCGCTGCTAAGTTTGCGAATCTTTTCAACTTTTTCTTCAGGCAATAAACTACCATAAGCCTTAGTGAGACCAATTTCTTTAGCGACCGCATCTGCTACAAATTGATTGTCACCGGTGAGCATCACCATTTGCTTTATACCCAATTCCCTTAAACGCATTAAGGTAGGCTTCGCTGATTCCCTGGGCTCATCCATTAATCCAAGGATCCCACTAAAATGGCCTCCAGATTTCACCAACATGGTAGTTTTCCCATCCTTTTCCAGGTCTCTGATCCTTTTAACCAGTTTCGAATCAAGTTGTTCTTCACCTTCAAACAGTTCCAGGTTCCCTATAGATATTTGATTCCCATTAATGTGACCACTTATACCCTTCCCCTGAATTGCTTCGGAAGCAGATAACTGAGGTATTTGATATTCTACTGGCAGTTTCGCGCTTCCATCACGAACTATAGCCTTGGCAAGCGGATGATTACTTGTATTTTCCAAAGCAATCACTTCTGAAAGTAATTCAGCTTCCGAAGAATTATTCAGCAAAATAACATCTGTTAGTTTTGGCTTCCCTTCAGTAAGTGTACCGGTTTTATCGAAAGCTAAAGTTTTCAAGGTTCCAAGATCTTCCAGCGGTTTACCACCTTTGAATAAGACTCCGCCTTTCGCTGCACGAGCGATTCCACTCAATACTGCGGAAGGTGTGGAGATCGCGAGTGCACAGGGACTTGCAGCTACCAGAGCAGCCATGGACCTGTAAAAACTAGCGGACCATGGTTCATCCAGGACCAGAAATGCAAGGTTTAGAATTAAAATAAGAATAAGCACTGCAGGCACGTAAAACTTTTCAAATTTATCTGTTAGTAATTGGGTTGGAGACTTCTTATCCTGCGCCTGCTGCACCATTTCAATAAGCCGGCTAAGCGTGGAATCCTCAGCCTTCCTGACCACCTTCACCTCTATCGTAGCATCTCCATTAATCGTTCCTGCAAAAGCACGGTGTTTATCGGGAATGGAGGTAATATTTTTATAATCTACACCTTCATTCTGTATAGGTTCTTTGTCTACCGGAATGCTTTCTCCTGTAATTGGAGCTTGATTAATATTAGTTCTACCATGGACCAGAATGCTATCTGCCGGCACGGTTGAATTAGGTCTTATACGTAAAATATCGCCCACCTCTAAATTCTCCAGGTCCACTTCCCTGAACACGCCATCGATCTTCTTAAATGCTACCCTGGGAGCTAGTTTTGTTAGAGCTTCAATAGATTTCTGAGCTTTATCCATAGCGAGATGTTCAAGGGCATGACCAAAACTGAACAAGAATAAAAGCAATCCACCTTCAGCCCACTTATCTAGAAAAGCCGCACCGATAGCGGCCACCAGCATTAAAAAATCAATTTCAAATCTACCTTTAGAAATTTCTTCAAACGCTTCCTTAGCTGTGAAAAATCCGCCGAAAAAATAAGAAAGCAAAAATGGAACTAACGCATAAATGAAATCAAAACCTGAAAATTCCTGCAGCAAATATCCGCTTATGAGAAAAAATCCGCTTAAAACAGCAAATATTAATTCTGTTCTTTCTCCAAAAATACCGTCATTATGCGGCGTGCAACAACCGTGATTATGTCCTGACATTTGTTTCAATAATATTTAATCTAAAGGTACAATTAAATGGTTGGAAGTATAAAATGTGAGGAAGCCAAGGGAGTATAAGTTGTTAGAATGTAAAAAAATATCGGTAATAATTAGCCCCTTGTAAAGGCGACATTCTCATATCTAAGAATGATTTCTGATCCACACCAAAAAAGTACAAAAAGAGGTAGGTTGTACATTTGATATAATTGCGAGTATTTTGCTCTGCAAAAGGCTTGAGGGATCCGTGAATGTTATACTGATAACATTAGATTATCTGCAACAACTGCAAGTATCGAGGTTCAAAACCTGATATTTCATTAATGCTGCTTCTGAAGCCAGCCTACTATTATCAAATATTCCCAGGTAAACCCGTTCAAGAATTGAAGGGAGTTGTGTACAGCTATCCGCGTGGATAGACATAACGCCATCTCTATTAGTTTGTTTACTGAGGTAGTAAAATTTCATCCGGCAATTTATCCTACTAATGGAAGATCATTTAATAGAATTCGGTAAAATTTTAATGTTTTTAAACTACTGATTGATATTACAAAGTTTGAAGTTCAATTATCCAGAATGCAATGATAAGTAGAAGACTAATAATCATTCCTGAAAAGATCATGAGAAGACCTCTATTTTCAACCTGAATGGTTTCCAGTTCCTGCTCAAATAATTCCTGCTGTTCCTTTTCCATTTTGAAATACCGCTGAAATCCCAACCTGTTGGCCAGTTTACCTTTATTGGTAAGATAAACCTGTCCGCGGTCATTAATATATATAAGTCGCTTATCTCTTAACGTATTAATAAAGTCTATTGATGTGCTTTGTCTCAGGTCTGTCGCCATTGTTCCATCCTGCAGATTATTTAGAGTATTTGCGTATCGCTTCATATTAACAAGTCTTTAACTTTCGAGTAATACTAATTAAAAGAAGTTCAACATATTTTCCTAATGAAATCTTAATTTTAACTTCTGTGAAATACCACTAAAAAAGGATGAAGGGTTGATATCAGCAAATAGGGCCATTGGATAATAACCACTAAAATCTGATCATCATGAGACTCTGATAAAGATGCTGAAATAGTTCGATTAAACGGAATCAAGTTATCTTATACATGGAAATTTGGAGTTTAATGTTCAAAATCAGAAATGTAAAACAGTAAAATAGAGGATTTGATTCCAAGTTTTATTGCAAGCATTCTCTTTACAAGCACACAATATCTGAGTATACAGTTAAAAACAAAAAAAACCTGCCAGAACCGGCAGGTTTTTCTATTCAGAAATGATAGCTAAATTATTTTACGTCTTCCATTTTAATTTCTTCACCTTCTTTATTCAGAAGTTTTACTTCATCAAAACCCATATCTTTAAATTGTTCAAACTGAGTCTTTGCATCTCCAACAACCAGATAGGCCATTTTTGATTCATCCAGATACTTATTCGCCAATTCCTGATGTTGCTCTAAAGTCATGTTATTAATAACATTTTCTTCTTTCTCGATATAATTTGAATCAAGATCATAAGCACTCATTTCCTGTAGCATCCCTAAAAGCGATCCCTGAGTTTCAAATCGGCGTGCGTTTGACTTGATCAGTGCGTTTTTAGTGAATTGAAGGTCTTCCTGAGAAATCCCATCCTTATATTTAGAAATTTCATCCTTAAAGATCTTTACCGATTCTCCTGTAGTATTTGTTCTAACAGAAGACGACGCCGTAAAAGTCCCGGGAATTTTTGAACCGCTAAATCCTGAACGTGCTCCATAAGTGTATCCTTTTTCTTCTCTAAGAATAAGGTTTACATTTCCGGAAAAAGATCCCCCTAATTTATAGTTCATCACTTCCAAAGGATAGTAATCCTCATTAGTTCTTGGAATCGCAATGTATCCAATATTAATGATAGATTGCTTTGCGTCTGGAACATCTACAAAATACAGGGATGCCTTTTCGCGATTATTCTGGATTTGAAAATCAGGAATATTGACTTCTTTCGCTTTCCAGTTATTCTTAAGACCTTCAGCTGCCGCCAAAGCTTCCGCTTTATTTACATCACCAACTACATGTAATCTTGCCACAGAAGGTGAGAAGTTTTCAGAATAGAATTGTTTCAGGTCTTCCATACTAACCGCTTCCACATCTTCTTTTGTACCTGAAGTAGTATAAGCGAATGGATGATCCTCACCGTAAAGAATTTTATTATATACCCTGCTTGCAATCCTGTTAGGGTTTGCTTCATTTCTTTCTATTCCGTTGATAGTGCTGGTTTTAATTCTTGCTAATTCTTCTTCATCCCATCTTGGTTCCAATAGAATTTCTTCCACCAGATCCATAGTTTTTGAAAAATTTCTTTTCAGAGAGTTTCCACGAACAACGATAGATTCATTGCTGGTATACATATAAATGCTTGCACCGAGTAGCGCAATAGCGTCTTCCAGTTCCTGCGGAGTTTTGTTAGCTGTTCCTTCCATCATAATATCGCTCATTAAATTAGCAACACCATTGTTTTCAAGATCATCCAGTAAATGTCCGCCTTCTATAACCAAACTAAAAGTTACTAGGGGCAATTCATTCTGTTCAATTCCGTAAACTTCTAAACCATTTGCCAGTTCCGTATTCCACGCTTCAGGAACACTGAGACTTGGAGATTCGCCCATTTCAGGTTGCACAGATCTATCAAAATTTGAAGGAGTTTTTTCAACTTTTTCAGAAGGAGCTTCTGATACTTCAGTTTCTTTATTTTCAGTAATTTCTTCTTCTACAACTTGAGCTTTTTCAGAATTTTCAGTAATCAAATCAGTTTTACCCTTCGGCACAAAACTGGTCATTACATAAGGTTTGTCCTTGATATATTCATTATAGACACGCATCACATCCTCCTTGGTCACATTTTTAATGTTTTCCAAGTCTTGCTTATAGAAATTAGGATCACCAGCAAGAACATCATAGCGCGCTAACTGGAAGGATTTTCCAAGAACACTGCTAATACCATTATAGAAATCTGTTTCCAATCCAGCTTTGATCTTTTCAATATCAAAATCTGTAACTCCCTCTTGTTCGAAAAGTTCAAAAGCCTCTTCAATTCCAATTTCAATACTATCAAGATCTACTCCTGAATTTGCCGTCACGTTGATAGTGAACTGACCCGCTAATTGACTCGGACTATTATACGCATTAGCGCGAGATGTAAGTTCTTTCTGCTTTACAAGAACTTCGTATAATGGCGCATCTTTTCCGTTGGATAAAATCTGTCCAAGGTAATTTAGCGCATAAGAATCTTCGCTATACTGTTCAACAACAGGCCAAACCATATTTAATTGCGGCGCCGTGGCAAAATTGTCTTCGTGATATAAACGTTTAGTTTCATCCAGAGTTACCAATTGCGTTTCTAATGGCTCTACTTCCTGACCTTTTTTAATCTCACCAAAATATTTTTCAATAAGATTTTTAGCCTCATCTTCCTGAAAATCTCCAGCTAGTACAAGGGTAGCATTATTAGGGCCATAAAATTTATCGTAAAACTCCTTTACATCTTCAACAGTGGCATTCTGAAGATCTTCCAGTTCTCCAATTACCTGCCAGCTGTATGGGTGACCATCAGGGTACATATTTTTGTCTATTACCCAACCGGTATGCCCATAAGGATTATTATCAACACGCTGTCTTTTTTCATTCTGAACCACTTCCTGCTGATTGGCAAAAGCAGCTTCGGTCACTGTATTGATCAAAAAGCCCATTCTATCGGACTCTAACCAAAGTACCGTTTCCAGAGCATTTTTAGGCACCACTTCATAGTAAATGGTCCCATCCTGCCAGGTTCCCCCGTTTAAAGTACCACCAACATCCTGAATTGTTTTGAAAAACTGATCCTGCGGAACATTTTCAGATTCCTGGAACAGCATATGCTCAAACAAGTGTGCAAAGCCTGTTCTACCTTTTTTCTCACGGTTAGAGCCAACACCATATTGAATCGCTACGGAAACAATAGGATCTGACTTATCCTCGTGTAGAATAACATTCAAGCCGTTTTCCAGCTCATACTTTTTGAATTCAAGACTCAGGTCTGCACTTGCTTCGGCTTGAACCGTGTCTTGTTCCACCATGGCCTGATCTGGTCCTGTGGAAGTATTCTGCGGAGTATCCTTAACCTTACAGGATACTGCAGCCAAAAATGTAAATGAAAGCGCTAAAGCTTTCATATTAAATCTGACATTTGTCATATAATTAATGTTTTTGTTAAGATTTCTGAATTTAATAAAATTAAGGCTTGTACTTTACTTGTTTATAGATAATTTGGAGTAATTCTTTAAAATAATTCAAAATGGTAATAATCAATCTAGATTCAATTCCAGAATCTATTTGTTTCATGATCTGAAATAGTTGTTGCCTATTCTAAAGAAGACCTCTGGTAATGTCTTCTAGTTCCATTCAACCAATCCATTTGACATTCCGTATCTTAAAGAGAATGATAATCCAAGGCTCCGACAAGAGTTATAATTTTCAGCATTTGATAAGCTTATTTCAGAAAATAGTAAGGCTACTTAAGCTGCTGAAATTCAAACTTGTTGATCTAAGCCATTGTCATTTTTAACGAAATCTTCTGAGAATCTAGAGGTCTAAGCGATATCTTAAATGTATAATTCATAATATTTGAAATGACACGCTTTAATTTTTCATCACTTATAGGGGTCGTACTCCTAATACTTCCAGGTTTTATCTTAGCCAGTAATATTCCGCAGGATTCTACCAATAAGAAAATAGAGCAACTTCAGGTAGGCGTATTTGAACAAGCACCTTACATGTTCAAGGATAATAAGGGAAATTGGGACGGTATTAGCATCCGACTTTGGAGAAATGTTGCCGATGATCTAAATTATAATTTCGGATTTCAGGAAATAGATCCGGAAACAGCGAATAGGAGTCTAAAAGATAAACAGGTCGATATTTTACTTTTAAGTGAACTAACTGCAAAAGAGGACAGCCTGGTAGACTTTAGTCATATCTATTACACTGCAAACATGGGAGCAGCGACCTCCCCAGCCATGGATCTTGGAGCCATTATCAAAAGTTTTTTCAGCGAAAGATTCTGGATTATAGTTTTAGTACTTTCTATATTATTGCTAACTGTAGGAACCATCATGTATTTTGTAGAGCGCAGAAGCAACGATGAAAATTTTGGAGGCGAACGTTCAATCATAAAAGGTATAGGTTCAGGTTTTTGGTGGGCAGGCGTTACTATGACAACGATTGGATATGGTGATAAGGCTCCGGTAACTTTTTGGGGCAGAGTCATTGCACTTTTCTGGATGCTTATCGCCATGGCGGTCACGGCGGTTCTAACTGCATCTTTAGTAAGCTCGATTATGGGCAGTTCTTCCAGTAAAAAGATTGCAATCCCTACCGACCTTAAAGATATGAAGGTACTTGCGTTGCAGGATTCAAAAGCTTCCACATATTTAGAAGAAGAAAGAGTAAGTTTTCAAAAGGTTTCTGACCTCAAAGAGGGTCTACAGCTCGTAAACTCTAGAAAAGCTGATGTCATTCTACATAACATCCCGCAGCTTAATTATTATATAAACAGCGATGCAGCTCTCAATCTTCGTGTTCAACCTATCTTACTTAATCCCCGATTATATGCCATGGCAATTCGTAACAAAAGTAATTTACGCAAAGATCTAAATCGTTCTATTTTGAAAGTAATACAGACTTCCCAATGGCAACGGGAGCTAGACAGATTTATTCCGGATAAGAGATAGTTATAAAATGAAAGTCTCTTATTCTGTAAATAAATTATACAAAACATTAAAACACGAGTTCCTTTTTAAATTAATTATAGAATCATTTCGAGTTTGTCATCAGTCACCTTACCTTATTGTTAGATAATTAAAAGTCCATTAAATTCTGTTTCGGATTCAGTTAAAAATGGAACTCCGTACGTAACAAATGGGTACAAAAAAACCCTCTAAATCAAAAAGATTAAGAGGGTTTTTGGTACTCGGGACGGGACTTGAACCCGTACGACCTAATGGTCATTGGATTTTAAGTACTGTACTCCCTATTATTTATGTAAAAGCGTCTTGATAATTAGTTAGTTAAGTTTTTTAATTTTCTGTTTTACAAATTTTATAGGTACGATTCTAGAACAGCTATGATTTACTGTTTTTCAAGTGTTCATCCTCGGATACATATTCCTCTTTCTGATAAAAATTCTTAAACGAATAATGAAAAGTGAATACAGCTTCGCAAAAATCCTCCGCAGTTTTTAAGTCAAAATTTATATTGTGATTGAGACCATCCTTTGTTTGTAATCTTATTTTGTCAATATCATGTTCAACAAACCTTTTCAAAGTCTCTTCGTTAATTTCGGAATAACTCTCTACCATTACTCCTCCGTCATCTTTGTCAAATTTGTATCCATTCTTATCTAATTGAAAATCTAAAACTTCCGAATCATCAAACAAGACTTTCACGGTATCTCCCTTTGATAACTTTATCTGTTTTTGATAAGTGGAAATTACCAGTAGTATTTTATCAGCTTCAGCTCGAAATCCAATTAGAAAGGAGTCCGACTTATCTGTGAACATCATAAACTTATCCAGACCGTAATATGCGAATGTCGAAAATCGAAGAATTTTAGTTTTTTCGAACTTATCCTCCACCAGTTCTAAACGACTTCCGCTAGGAAATTCAAATTTAACACCGTCATCAATAAAGGATTGATTTATATTATTTTCTGGTTCAGTTGATGATGGTTTTTCGACTGCCTTCTCCTTACTCGAATTCTTTTTTAGAAAATCAAATAATCCCATACGGTTAGTATTAAAAATTTATTTTCGGCGACCCTACTCAGCATCCTTATATTAACCTAACTATTACTTATGTTCGATTATCTGGAAAAGCTGTCCAAGTTGGAACGGCTTGAGTATTATGTCAATTATTTAAAAAATCGTGATCATTATTCTCCTGGAGATCAGGAAAAATTAGATCGTTATTTTGAGGACAGTTAGCTGTCCTTTTTTATTTTGCCCTGATCTCCTTAATTAGCTAAAAATTAGAATAATGAATGATGCTAAAATCGCTATCAAATTAACTCAGTTAGCAACCGAGCTTGCAATCTCCACTAAACGTAGCTTAGAAAAATGTACAAGAGAAATTGAAGAATCATACCATCTATTTTTATCGTCTGAAAAAAAATAGCTCAAGATTTTAATTTCATTGGAATTTTAAATTCCAACACAGAAACATCGCTATTATTGTCAGCTAGCAGTACTCCGTTCTTCTCTCGATGTCCAATTTTTATGGACATTTCAAAAGCATAAGTATCTGCCTTCCTGCTTATAGAATCGTTTAAATCTTTATTTGCTTCACGAGCTTCAGCAATTCCTTCATAAGCTTGTTGGATTGTCTCTTTAATATATTCTTTAAGTTCCATAAAAATTGATTATTAATTATTCATGTTGTTCTTCCAAAAATTTACTTAATCTCGCGGTAGCCGCTGAAATCTCATCGGCATTTAGGCTGTAAACAAATTTCAAGATCTCCTTTTGTCCTCTTAGCAACTTCTGTCCATGTTTTAAGCTTTCAAACATTCCATCACTTACGACTTCAAAATTCTTTGTCATTCCTTCGCTCAAAGCCAGAAGGTTTTCATTTACCGCCCTGATATCCTGCCGAATACTATTAATCTCAGCATCGCTTATTTTATACTCATCCTGCTCATCATTGGCCACCGGCTCTTTACTTGCTTCATCCTTTTTCAGAGATCCTTCACCGGAAAGCAGCCAGTTCCTATCATATTGAGGGTACTTTTCATGGATAATATCAGCTAACTTCCTGCTAACACCAGATTCCCCTCTCAAAATTTTATATATTCTTTCAGGTCTTTTAAAACCCAGTGCTTCTGAAAATTGTTTAGGATTTTCGAATTTCATATCATCGATGATATGATTTATCACCTCCATCGATTTTTTAATTCTTATATCCATACACTTTTTTTATTGTAACAACCTCTTTTCTGTAATCCAACACGTGTATCAGTGTAAAATTTTTCAGCTACAATCCCTGCAAATTCAATACAAGAAACATTTTAACATGATTATTTTACACTTTTTTTAGTGTAATACACTTTTTTTGTTGTATGTTTGCTTAACAAGAAAGTTAAACAAAACCTTAAACAAATATATACAAGTGATTTGTTTCTGGCAATAGGAGATTTGTATGATCACGAAAGAGCAAACAGAAGGATTAAAAGAATTGATAGGCCCCAAGTGCCTGTTAAGGATTTACCAGTACTTCTTCCAGCACATGATTGTGAACCGGGATGGTGATCCTTATTCTCAAATTTATATTTCCGGGGTTTTGAATGGCAGATATGCGAATCCTACTATCGAAGCTGGTATTTGGGACTATGCAGAACATCTAAAGAAGAAAAAAGAAAAGGAAGATAAGCGAAAAGCTGAGATCCTTTCTCCAGTAAAACCGGCTCAGAAATGAAAGAACTCCTCCCCCCCGGATATCGAATTACAAATGCTAAATGCAGAAACGCTACGCAGGCAAAATAATCATCTGTGGTTAGCTCTGGCAGCAATGTTTTTATTGCTGGCTTATATCCTGGTGGTACAGTCTGAAATTAATGAGAAAGAGTCTATAAAAAAAGAAAGCCCGAAGCAGTCACTTCAGGCCGATCATTATTAGTCTAACGCTTAAATTATCGTAACAATGAAAAACAAAAGTACAACATCGCTACAACACTCGCAACATTTAATTGCGGGATTATTACCTGGAGATTCCAACATCGAATTTTTTGGATGCCGCGAGAAGCTCGAGGTAAAATTTACCCAAAACGGTAAGACTCATGATTTTCATGAATTATCATCACAGGATCACTCCACTTTAATGAATGCTTATAACATGAACCACGAGGCGCAAAACGTTCTCCAGGCTTATAAGGAAAACGGCAATTTCGTCTCCAGGGCGAGACAGCTGGAACTATATACCTATTTCATGTATGGAGGCACAGATACCAATCCAGATATCGTGGATGGTAAACTGCAGGAACCTGAGAATTACCGGCACACCCGCGATTGCATTTCCCTCAATTTTAAACCGATTAAGCTGAACGGAAACCCGCTGAAGAAAAGAGAGATCTTCATGCTGGACGAAATGTTACAGGATCATAAGAACCTGGTGATCGCGATGAAAATGGGAATTAGTGAAAGCACCTTCGCTCAGCACGATGCCGAGCTAAAGAAAAAAGCAGGAGTACAAAGTAAACCTGGTCTTTTGGTGGAAGCCATGAGAAGCGGTTTCGGACAATATTTTAACAGGGTTTAGATGGTTGGTAAAAGAGGACGGTTCGGTTTTTTATAAAGTTTTAGCCGTGAGTCACCGTCCTTTTTTCATAAAGCCGAACAAATGAAATTTATACAATGAACGATCTAGAAATTATAGAGTACCTACTGGAACATCCAGATCTAAAAGACCAGGTCCTGGTGAGTGACAACGAGATTGGAGCCCAATTTAAGGAAGGTTTTAAAACGGATACGGCACTCATGAGAAAAGTTGCAGGAGAAATCAATGAAAAATTTGATCGCAGCACCACTCGTGTTCATGATGAGATCTTCATCGAGCGCCTAAGTAATAAAAAATCACTGGCGCAACGTAACGCCTATCATTTTAAAAATTTAACTGAAGCCAGATAATGAGTACAGTAAACGCAAATATGGCAATGCCTCTTCTCTCCGCCCTACCGGAAGAGGAGCTTCGCCTTATTCGCGAATACTGCAATAATAAACTAGGAGCTACTCCAGAACCGGTCAAAAAGAATTCAGTAACAGAAGAGCTGCACGCTATTTCAGACCAGATCGGGGACTTTTACCGGCCAGGAAAAGAGGAAGAAGCAATTTCAGAAATCATGTTTTCATAATGGGAAATTATATCACTGCCCTGGAATGGGCCAAAGGAAACCCCGGAGCCATGAGCTTCCTTATGGAACTCAACCGGCAGGACGAGGAAACGGCAAAAGTCATTACTGAATGCCTGGTGCGGAATTATACAATTCGCGGCACTAATATCTATGTGCTCTGGAGTGATCTCTGTGACCGTGAAATGGAAAAAGTAAGAGAGCTCTGTGAGAATTGTCCGGATAAAATTTCAACTGATGCCTGTTCCCGGCAGGACTACTCCGGAAGAGAATTAGTTAACCAATATTTTAAATCATGATCGAAATTATAAACAATTGTTTTGGCAGCTTCCTCATTGCCCTGGTGATCTACGCCTTCTTTTCTAAAAGACAATGGGTGGATTTCGCGGTGCTAGGTCTGACTCCACTCTACCTCATTTACTTGATAGGTTTCAAATTAGGAACTGGCGATCTAAGTGCGGCCATTATTCCATTTGTGGTTTTACTGGCATATATAGGAACGATTATCTGGAAAATAAAAAATGCTCCGGAAGATCCTCAGGAACTAAGATCCTACACCCGTGACGAATTGATCACCGCAAAGAAAATATATGATCAAAACTACCTGGCAGATCCGGAAGGTTTTGAAGAGACCAAAGGTACTTATGAAGATGCCCAGGTAACCATCGATTATTTACTCGGGATCATCGACGCCGATAGTGAAAAATTTAAAAAAATAAGATATGAGTCCAAGCTCCAACCAGCAGAATCCTAAAAAGAAAACCTACGAACGGAATGAAACCCGGCAGGAAAAACGAGCCAGGGAAGCTGCAGAAGCCAGGATAAAGAAAAAACACAAGAAACTGATGTCAGATTTTGCCAAGGCCAAGCGCAAAGGAGATACCGAAGGGATCCTAAAGATCCGGGACCGTATCCGGCAAATGAAAAACAGATAGCAAAACCGGCCCGAAGCGTTCTTTTAATTCACAATTCGATTAACGCATGCAGAATTTGTGAGCAGTCTTTTTAAGTACGGCCGGTTTTTTAAGAGCGTGCAGACCGCCAGATCATTACCTGGATTATTCGAGGTGCGGTGGCTGAAAGATGATCAAAAGGAGAGTTGGCGAAAAAAGTGCATAACTGGAAGCCGCTGAAAGTCGAAAGGCAAAGATAGACGCAATTGCACTAATGCGGAGGACTATCGTAATGCAGTAAGTTCGAATCCTGCACTCTCCACAAAGCTCACCTGGTATGACCAATCAGGTAAATATTGGAATAACTGGTCCGAAGAAAAAAAAGGAGAGTTTCAATGGCCTGGCGAGGCTTTTTAGAATACGCAGGAGAGGTGCTAGAGTGGTTCAATAGACGGGGAGCTCTTAATCTCATGAAATTCCCGGTTCATCGGTTCGAATCCGATCCTCTCCACACCCGGAAGCAAGTGTAAACTTGATCCAAAGCCGGCCGGCCGCATAGGTTAGGTAACTGGATTGTACCGGCCGGTTTTATTAAAAAATCCCATGCAAATGGGTAAGGGTCCCTACGCCCTTTTACATAGAAAATTTTAAAAAATCCGCTTTGGCGGGGGTGGCATAGTACGCCCTAAATTAAACAGATAGTCATGATCTATTTTTTCATTAAAGACAATACCTGCGACAGGTGGCATGATTTGGAATTATCGGCCTGGTTAGAGCATGAAAATGTGCTTTACACAGATACCAACGAACATGCATCATCCTTTGACAGGATAGAGCATCTAAAGATTCATGTATCTAAAGGAGGAAATTTCGAAAGTGTCACTCTTAAAGCCGATTTTGGAAAGAATGGATGCACTGGCAGCTCAGCCAGATCTCCAGAAGAACTCATTAAAAAGGAAACCGATAATGCTTCCTGGTCTGGTCTCGGTTCCACACAGGTTAATAAAAAAGAATACCTGGAATTAAGAGAACATCTCATGGATATCTATAAAAAGAAGATGTGTCTCGATTTCGATACCATAAAATCTAAAAGCGAAACAGATCTAACCTCTAAAATATAGCGTCTAAAATTATGAGCAACCCGAAGTCTATAGGATCCATTCTAACCAATAACATCCTAAAATTAAACGGCCTACAGCCCTCAGCAAATAATAATCTTCCGGAGAAACAAGAGGAGGCTGTCCCCCAACAGTTTATCCACCCTATTCTTACTCCGGAAGATTTTAAACAAACAAAGATTAACTACAATAAGCATATCGAGGCTTACAATAAAAAGGTAGACCTGGAGAACTTCAAGATCAATGGTTATAACACCAGGGTAATCGCACACTGCAGATCATTTAAAAAGACCAGGGATATGCGTATTCGGGAAATGGTTTTTAAAGAAAAGTATGCCGACCTGGATCCAGAAAATTATAACCTGGAAGTAGAGAAGTACAACCAGGAACACGGCCTGCATATTCGCAAGAAGGTGACCAGGCAAAAAGTAAAGACGGCCACACGGGAGTTTTTTATGGCTTTTCTTTTTCAATACAACGCTCAGCTCTTTAATCGTAAAAAATTTCGCAGCAGCCCGGAGATTGGCGTCCACGTGCCGGGATCTCTTCCCAAACTGGAGCTGTATCCCAATAAGGTACTCGATTCTGAATATGAAGGAGCCAAGAATCTGGCTACGGCTACTGTAGAGACCATACGCAACCACAGAGAGCGTTTGGAGGAAGCCGGAGTACTAACAGGATATGAATATCATGGCTCCTCCAGACCTCTTAAAATCGCTTTTAACGTCGATGTTTTGAGCATTACAGACAATGGAAAACCGAAATCTGCCGCTAATGAGAATCAGTCTCTTATGGAGGGACAAACGAAAAAAGTTCGCCATAATAATGTATCTAGTAGTGACCATACATTAGAATATACTAAGAAGAGGGATAAAGGAGTTGCCGCTAACGCGTCAACGCATAAAGATTGTACTGGAACTTCTACAAGACCACCCAGGAAGCAAGGTGAAAAAATTAACGATGCGCCCGCGAAAAACTTTGCTGGCGCGAAAAATCAAAATGAGCTTTCCCAGGTGCTCATTGAAAACCTGGAAGATAGAACAGAACTTTCACAGGACCTTTCCTCCGGGAAACATGACAATTACAAACCGCTGGATCTGGCAATTGCTAAGCAAGAAGCGTATTACGGCACTATGCACCCAGCAGATTTTAAAGAGCTGGCTATCCAGGATATCTTCAAATTCTCCAGCAGCATTTTTAAAGAGCTGGATGTGCATCCTGGAGTTTGGCAGAATGCCTTCAAAATGTGGATGGCTGAAAAATTCAAGAATTTCAACGGACAGCTGCTCAAAAAAGATCACTTGCTGGAAAAATGGCAACGGAGCATTGATGTGCTAAGAGCCGCGAAGCGATTTCAGAAGAAAAAAGGCTGGGTTCCAACCTATCCAAGCTTGTATTTTGACCCGCTACGCAAGGAAAAATGCCACAATTCCTTCGAATATGCTTTTAAAAACTTCAGAATTGAAGCTGCAGAAACTCCTGAAGAAGAATACCAGAAACGAAAAATTAACGCGAACCGCAGTGCAAGGTGGAATTCTGACCTTGAGAAAGCGAGACCGAAAATTAGAAAATACCTGAGAGATCAGCTGGACCTTCAGGTGCTCATGGATTACGTGAAATATAACTGTCCGGAAGTGTATAAAAATCTTCCGAAGCTTATTCGCCAGGAAAAGGAACTATTAATTCAACAATCTAACGCTTAATAATTATCAAAATGGAAATCAGAAAATTTAAAGATTTAAAAGAATTCGTGAATTCTCTAAATGAAAATCAATTAGAACAACCTGTAAAATTTTGGGGTGATGAAATTGGAGGAGAAATTCATCGTGCAGAAGTTTTAAAAGAAGATTGGATAAATCCTACAGGGGATGGACTCGAACCTAGATCAGCTTACGATGATGAACCCGAATATGAATTCGAACCTGCAGGAATAGAAAAAGGTTCTCCAGTACTAAGTATTTCTCAAGAATAAGACTCTACTATGATCAATCTTTACAACACTCAAATCGACGAGCTGTACATCCACCAGGTTGGGAATAAATGCCGGGGAGAGAAATTATTTATTTCTGAACAGCCGTACGAGATCACCGATGAAATCCGCCCGCTTTTAAAAGAATTCTTTCTAAAACCTTTTCGGGAAAAAGACGAGCAGTATTTCAAATTCGAGGAGTTTTCTGAATTAGAAGTAGTGCTTCAAAAAGAGCTGGATATTCCATATTACCGTGGAGATCGTGATGTGGCTCAATGGTTATATGATCAGGGAGTTCATCCACATATTAAATCTGGAGAATTATACTTCTGCAGGCTTTCCAATATGGAGTTGGACAATGAAAAAGTAGAAGGTTTCGGGATCTTTAAAAGTGAATTAAGAGACGATTTCCTGCAATTTTCGGAAGGCAAAAGTCAGCTGGAAATGAACATACAGCAGGGAGTGAACCTTAAAAAACTAGATAAAGGAGCGTTAATTCTTACAAATCCAGAAAGCAAAACCGGGTTTAGGATTTTGTATATCGACTCCAATAAATACGATTCCAAATACTGGCTGGAGAACTTCCTGAACCTGGAAGAGCTGGAGGATGCCATCTTTCACACTAAAAACTATCTCGAGTTCTGCAGAGGCTTTGCTAAAGATGTCGTAAAACCTGCAGAAGACAAACAGCAGGAAGTTCTCTTTTTAAACCATGCCTTTGACTATTTCGCCAGTAACGATGCCTTTGAAGAAAGCGATTTTGTGAACAATGCCATCGAAAATCCAGACCTGGTACCGGAATTCCAAAACTACAAAATCGAGAAAGGACCAAAATACAAGGTCGAGGATCTTACCAGCTTTGAAATTGACAATACAGCGGTGACCGAGATCAGGAAAAAGAACAAAAGCCAGATAGACCTGGACACGAATATCAGCATCAAAATGGACTTTATCAACGCCGATTCTGCCGATAAGTTTATCGAGAAAGGATGGGATGAAGAAAAGCAAATGTATTACTACCTGTGCTATTTCAATAAAGAATTAAAATAAAATCTAACGCTTAAATATTATGAATTATAAAAAATTAGAAAAGGAGGGAATTACAAAACAGCTTTTAGCCTCCATTGATATTAAAAGGAGTTTTTCCCCAGCACAACTTGAAAAAGATGAAGAACCTGTAAAACTTATGATCAATTCAAATGGATTTTGGGTTGTACTAGGTTTTGGGAAATTTTTAGAAGACGAAAAAGGTTTAGTTATCATTCCAGAATCTAAAGCCAAAGAAGGTCGAGCCAGATATTTACTGAATTTCAAAGATGAAGTTATTGAAAATGAAATTCAGAAGGAAATTAATGTCTTAAAGAAAAAAGTAGAGGTAAAATATAAGGAAATTATTGATAAGCTTGAAAATATCTTGCTGCATGCTGGATTAATAGAGCCTTCAAATAGTCTGATTATGGCGCTTATTGATGCTGAAAATACAGACAGATTGAAGAAAGCTGCAGAGAAAATTGCTTCAAAAGAAATGGTCGATTTCTATTATCGATTAAAAGAGTTATACGAAGACAAAAATTACGATTCTCTTTATTGTCTATTGATTCAAGACGGCCTTCCACAAATTGCATCTCTTAAAATTAATTCTCCAGCACTTAAGCACTTCAGTAAAGATAATCTTGATAAGACTTTAGAAAGTTTAAAAGGAAAATCTCACCTGTATAACGTAGCGAAATTTAAGGTTTTAGAAAATCAAAAAAGTCTGTAATGGAAAAAGTATATCAAATCATCCAGGCGAATTCTAAAAAGACCGGGAATGCTTCGGGTATTCAATTTATAAGAGCCTGGGACGAATCTAAAATGAACCTTCAGGAGTTTGTACAGCACCTGGATCAATTAATAAAGGATCAAAAAGTGTATATGCGCGAAGGAATTAACCACAGTTTACTATTTGCGATATGAGTGTAAAAGGAGCTAAAAAATGTACATGCCCAGGTCGCAGTGATAAGATCTTCTGCCCACGATGCAGCGATCTAAGGATGCTTATCCTTCTTAAAAATGGAAATGACAACCTAAAATATAGAAGACCCAACGGCCAGCTGAGCAATCCGGTTTGGTATTCCAGACTGAAATATAATGGCCGGGATGCCTATAAAGTAGCCGATAAGATGGTAGAGAGTGTAAAAAAAGACCCAAAATACGCAGGTGCTGTGCAGGTGCTTATGTTTTATATCAATGGGAACCGCCACCAGCACATTAAAAAAGTAATCTTATGATAAGAGATAGTAAAATCTCCATAAAAGGGATTAGCCAGGACGAAGTTAAAATGCTGAGCGATGCTTGTAAATTATACCAGGATTACCTGGAACTGCTTTGCAATACCGAGAATAGGTGTCAGCATCATATTCACCACTCCATTAACCGGGAATATGGATATATGCTCCTGGCCAAGATCACTCGTAGAAACATCCCAATGAGCAACACTATTAATATTGATGTGCATGTGGCTTTTATCGTTTCAGATGGGCTCCGGTATTATATTGACAGTACTCAGGATATTTGGGGAAAGAACGCGGCGATAAAGCTCCTGGACGAAATCTTTCAGGAGCTTCCGCACTCCAGGGATATCGATAAATATTCACTTATAAGTGAATCGAATAATTAAAAATCTAACGCTTAAATTATGAATACAAGTCAAAAACTTATGAAGTTGGCAACTAAGCCGATGAGTTATCAGTTCTCTGAAGCTGAGAAGGATTTTATTAAATCTCAGGTGCCAATTGGAAGGTTTAGAATTATATACGCCATTTATAAACCACACAGTTCTAAAGGAAAATATGTTTGTCTCATAGTAGATCAAATGCATGAGGCAGTTAGAAAGTCAGGTGCAGAAAACCGATATATCAAAATTTGCGATAGACCTCTTACAGCTTCCGAATATGATTGGGAAATTAAAAACTATGGATCTTATAACCGTCGCTTTGTAGGTTACTATTTCAAGACAATTGAAGATCTCAAGGAAATGGATGATTACCATTCTGCAGTAACTCCACAAAAATTTATAGATGAATGTACAAAACGCGGATATTTCAAAAATAGACCTGCTCAACAAGTTTTAGCATTATGAGCGGAAATTCAAAAAAGAAAATAGCCTTTAATTACTTCGGTGGGAAATTTTCCTACATCGATGAGATCTACCCATATTTCCCTGCAGAGTTTGTGCACCTGGTAGAACTATTTGCAGGCAGCGCGGTGCTGTCTCTAAATTACGAAGGCAATTGCATTCGAACGCTGAACGAAATAAATTCAGATGTCACCAATTTCTTCACGGTGTTACGCGATGATCGAGACGAACTTTTAACCAGGTTGAGATTTACGCCGGTGAGTAAAAAAGAATATGACGATAGCTGGAACTGCCAGTCTCCAGATCATGTAGAACGTGCGCGAACTTTCTACGTTCGCTTGCGACAATCATATATGGGTTTAGGATCTCAGCGAAGAAATAAAGGCTGGCATCTTTGCAGAAAAAGCCTCTATTGCAACGGAGGTGAAACTGTAAGCAGATGGAATAATTCATTTGAAAAGCTATATGAAATCGCAGAGATCCTGGGTAGTAATTACCAGATCACGAATTACTCCTATGAAGAGTGTTTGGAAAGAATAGATTTTCCAGAAGCATTTTTTTATGCCGATCCGCCATATCCAAACGAAAGCAGATCTTCTCACGACGATTACAAATTCGATTTTACCGATGCTGATCATTATGAGCTGGCAGAGAGACTACACGAGATCCAGGGTAAGGTCATGATTAGCGGTTACAATTGCGACCTCATGAACGAATTATATGCAGATTGGGAAAAAGTGGTGCTTTCTACCAAAAGAAACAACTACCGCAAAACTCCCGTGCAGGAATGCATCTGGTTTAATTATCCTTTATCACACACTAGAAAGGCACAACTGAGCTTGGACTTTTCAGAAATTTTAAAACCTACAACATAAAAATTAATAGAACGATGATAGTCTATAATCACAATCATAAAGACCGGGTAGTCTTAGAGCTGGAAGAAAATGAACTAACTCTAATTTCCTTCCTACTCGAGAAAAGTGCTCAGAAACTTAAGGATAAAATGAATGAGTCTTTATCTGAAAAAATGAATAAACAGCTATTCGATTTTATTGATAAGGAGATGTAATCACATACTGTAAATTTTAATTAACACCGTTACCAAGCCGACTTAAAAAAAGCCGGCTTTTTTTCGTCCCTGTATTTAGATTTTATTAAGAATTTCTTTCCACGCTATCATTACGCTATGTCCTTTTTTTAACATTGGATTATATTCTATATTTGATTAAATGTCCGAAAACATGTCCCAAAACTCATCCCCCACGGTGGACTTTTCCATCACCCAACACTTCCCTGTTGCAGATCATGTCTATAAGTACCTCCTAAAATGTTGCGGAGGAAACCACATGATCGCCAGCAGAACCACCCCTATTGGCAATCTGGTCCTTTCTCTGCAGGGAAGGAATTATGATGTAAAACCATCGGTTAAAAGATTCAGGAAATTGTTTTCTGTCACTATTCCCGAGCATTATTATTCCAAAACCGGGATGCATATAGATACTATTAACGCCCAATTGTTCAATGACCAGGCTGACCGGTTTTTTAGAGATGAGTTGTATCGCCACATGCTTATGACTAATCACACCGATAAGAAGCATTTTCTTAAAACCCTTAGAGGTTTTCTGGAATTCTACGATATAGGTGAGGATGATATTAAACTGGATACGCTTCACCGGGATTTTAAACGAAAGAAGAAAGAACTGGAAGAGAATTTAAACCTGGTTTCAGCCCCTGGGACAAATTTCGAAGTTTCGAATAATGTCCCTAAAAAATCTGCCGCGCTATGATCCAGAATCTTTGTAACGTTATTGATGAGCTCAACTTTGATACTTTCTATAAAGCCAGTATTGTAGAAGCTTCTCAGCTCCCAAAATTCAATCATTTAACCAAAGATGAGGAGATTCTTGGAATTATAAACAACCTGCCGGAAGAATTCCAAGCGATGATCATTCGTTTTCTTCCGGAGAAATTTAGCCTGGGAAATAAGACCGCCATTAAAAACGGTACCAGGATCTATCAAACAGATTTTTCCCTTCCGCTGGTTCCGCAAGATGCCAATATTCAGAATTTACTGGAGACCTATAATAATAAGGAAGTGGTGGTTTTAATTACTCGACACACCCACTCTTATCTTTATGGTACCAGCGAACAGCCGTTACTATTTACTTATGACGAAATGCATGCGCCCTCACCTATTGGTTTGAAAGGTTACAACCTGAGTATGTCTAATGATAGCTACGGAGCGCCTAAATATTTTGAAGGAAATGAAGACGATTTCCCAATTGTAAACCGTGGCCTTGCTTTCCAATTGGCTGGAAGCTTGTAATGTCCTTTTTTACAGACTGCTGACTTTCTAACATTGTTCTTCCATAATAGTACGGATTAACAATCAAAGATTTGTCAAAACCGAAACCTTACTACAACATAGTAAAAAACGAAGCCGCCAAAGAAGCGACCATATATATCTATGGAGCTATTGGTGGTATAGACTGGGATACTTACGAGTCTATTAATACCGCTTCAAAATTTGCTGAAGCCTTTAGCGATCTAGAAAAAGATGCCGATACCATCCACATCAGGATCAATTCTCCTGGTGGAGCCGTATTTGAAGGTCAGGCAATTTACAATGCCATTTTCTCTTCCAAGAAAAAGATCATTACTTATAATGATGGGATTTGCGCCAGTATGGCCGCTTTAATCCTACTTTCCGGAGACGAGATCCACGCCTTTAAGAATTCTCTTTTAATGATCCACAACTCCAGCTCCTCTTATTGGGGAAACAAAAAGGAAGTTGAGGAGCAGCTATTGGCTTCAGAAAAAATAGACAAAGCTCTAGGTACCGCTATAGAGGATCGTCTGGGTATTTCTGCAGAAGAAGTTGAAAAGGATTATCTGAACTATAAAGACAACTGGTTCACCACCGAAGAAGCTGAAGAACTTGGATTCTATGATCACGTGATCAAAAAAGAGAAGGCCCAGCTCCCAGAAGACATTATGCAATTGAAACCAAAGGACCTGGTAGATAAGTACGCCGCGATGAGTTTCAAAATCCCAAAGCAAAAATTAAAAACCACAAATACTACAGACATGAGTAAACCTAATTCGTTTCCGAATTTGGTAGCTGTCCTGGGAGCCGTTTTAGCGACTACCGATAATGGAAGCTATATCAATGACGAACAAAAAGCTGCGATCGATAACAAGATCGCTGCCGATGCACTGGCAATCCAGACAGCAACTTCAGCAAAAGATACTGCAGAAACTGCGCTGCAGGAAGAGAAAGATTCTCGCCAGGCTGCCATCGATGCTGAAAAAGTAAATACCACTGCAGCCGTAACAGCTCTTAGAGCTGCTGCCACTGAAGCCGGTGTGGAAAATCTTGCAGAAGATGCAGATATGGCCACGATCAATGCTGCTCTTACAGCGCAGATCGCTACGCTAAACAAAAAACCAGGAGCAACTCACACTGCAAAAGGTGCTGAGGATAAGGATTCAGGAGAATTCGCCTACCTGGACCTAAGCAATTCAATTTATTCTGAAGCCCCAAAACAATAAACCATGGCAAATACAACTATTTTAATAGATGATGTGGTAAAAGAACTTAATACGTTCCTTTCTCACAATCCTACCCTTATTTCTGCATCTTTAAACAGAGCAGAGATTACTCTGGATAAGCACACCAAGCCGCTTACCAAGATCAAAGGGAAATATCCACAAACCCACACATTACTGGAAGATGTAGTGCAGGGATTCAGCAATGAGTGGACAGAGCTTGGAAAATTACAGATCGAGCATAAGATCCTTACGGATTACCACCAGAAGGTGAACTTCTCGATCATCCCTTCTGAAATTCTTCACTCTTACTATGCTGAGTTGTATGAAGAAAACAAGAAGCCGGAAGATATGCCAATCTCGAAGTACATTATCGAGAATGAATTACTTCCAAAAGTTCTGGACAACATGCAAACGCTTTCTATTAGCGGTGTGTATGATCCTGCAAGAAAGAATGAGTTTGGATTCTCTATGAACGGGATCGAAACTATCCTTGCTGCGATGGTTGACAGAGATACTCCTCCAGCTCACCCGGCTTTTGAGATTCCTTTAAATGCGCTTACAGACGCGAATATCGTGGATGAAGTAACTGCATTCGAAAGAAAGCTTCCTAGCAAGCTGAAGAAGAAGATCAAGAAGATCTTTATGAGCGAAAATAACTTCGAGCGTTACGTTCTTCAGTACGAAGACCAGTTTGGACAGAATAAATTCCAGGGAGATGTAATGAAAACACGTTTAGGAAAACGTGAGATCGTTGTACTGGAAGGTATGGAGAGCGATGTGATCTTCGGAACTACCGAGAACAACTTCAGAAACCTGAAAGATGTTTTTGATAAACCACAGATCACCGATATCCAGAAGCAGGACTATAAAGTGAAAATCTTTATGGAATGGTGGAAAGGTTATGACTTCCTGATCAACCAGATGGTGGTGATCTCTAACTACACAGATGTTAGATACGGTCTTGGAACTACAGCCGACAATAAGAAATACTTTGGTATTGACGGAGTGAACGAACCTGCAGCATAATCTAAAATCGTAAACGATGAATAAAAAAGAATTAAAGGCTAGATGTAAGGAACTCGGAATCCCAACCGAGGGCCTTACAACTAATGCCCTTCTGGAAGAAGCGATCGCCAAGCGTGAAGCTGAACTGGAAGCTAAGAAAGCTGTAACAACTTCTGAAGATAAGCCTGGAGGATCTGACGATACCAACACCGAATTGGAAGAAGTTGTAACAGAAGTTTCCAAAAACGATACAGAAGTTGCTGAAAACGTAACAGAAGTTTCCGAGAATGAAACATCTGGAGAGGAAGCTGAAAAAGCAAAGGAAGGTACTGCATCTTCCCAGGAAGAGGAACCATTGAAAGGTGGATCCCCTGAAGATTCTGAAGAAGAGCAGGAAGCCAAGCGCCTTGTTCACGAGGATAAGCGCGGCAGGAAGTGGGGCTTTAAAGAGTCCGCTCCAAAAACACTGAATATCGACGGGCATCCAATGAGCCAGGAAGAGATCTTCGACAACGAAGATGTGATCTCTGAGCTTGTATATGGAAACAGCTCGTTCCTAATCCAAATACACGAATAAGATGCTTTGCGAAGACAATATTGCACCTGAGAACCTGGGTTTCTGCTCCAATGATGAAGTAGCACCAGGGGTGAGTGAAGTAGAAGTTTATTTTGCTTCTGTTTCAGATTTTGAAACTATAGCCGCTCCGCCGAAAATATCTGAAGCTGCAGATCTTACTGCATTGGGTACTATTGGAGAAGCACACACTTTTAAAGAAGGTTTAGGATTCCATAAAGTATATATCAAGCCGGACACTGGGTTGGTAGATGGAGCCCAGGCCGGAGAAAAAGGTGGCTTGAGTATTACCAATAATTTTGGTGGTGTTCTTCCATCAACCGGAGCAAAAACAGGGGGATGGATACGGAAGTATTTAAATCGTCCGGTAATTGCCCTGGTAACTGAAAGAACGGGATTGGTTAAGCAGATAGGATCCAGACTTTCTCCTGCATATTTTACTGAAGTTACTCCAACCGGTGGCCAGAAAGCTGGCGATTCAGTAGGAGTTACAGTAAAAATATCAGACAGCACAGGATCAATCGCACCGGTTTATGCCGGAGCCATTACTCAATTTACACCTCCAGTAGTCTAATAGACCATGAATAAAGCCTTTACAATAGCACCCGGCCGTTATACCATCCCGAACATAGGATTTGTAGATACGACAAAGGAAATTAGTGATGAACTGGCATTTATGCTGTATCGCGTTTCCCGCCGGGTCTTTCCATGGGCCACACTTGGACCAGACGCTGAAGCTTTTTTAAAGAAGCAGAAACTGGATGTAAAAGAATTCGCGAAGCTTGTACACAATGCGAGAACGAAAGAGGAAATAGAATTGCTGGCAAAGATCAGTGATACCAAAACCATCTATCGTATTGCAGAAGTAAAACTGCAGGCTTTGGAAAATAGCAAAAATCAACCGCGTTCATAATTTGATTTTTTAATTAGTTCAAAAAACCTCCAGTGCAATTCCTGGAGGTTTTTTTTATGTCCTTTTTTAAGGCTGGTCACCTCAGGATCTTAGTACTATGAATGAGATCTCAGAGTGGTTTAAAGACCAGGACTACGATAAAGGAGTGGAGCTATACTCCAAGCTTCCCAACGCCAAAACAAGAGTGCTGAGCACGCTGAAACGTGGCCGTAATGATAAGAACCTGGCGACTATTTGCCGTGCGCTTAGAGTTTATAAACAAGCTGAACCAGCAAAGGCCCAGGTAAAGAAGATCTCTAAACCAAAGCTGGTACCAAAACCTGCAGCTCCTGAAGTGGAGATGGATCGCAAAGCAGTGATTCACCAGAGCGCCGGGTCTTACTTTAAAAAAATAAAGTACGCAGAGCTGCCTCCGGAACTTCGGGTTCGATATAAGCAGCTGAAGGATCTATTCTATGCAATGTGCGACCTGCATTTTCTCTGGCTGGATCTTCCGGACGAAGCTGAAGAGGAAGCGCTAAAACTCCAACTGGAAATTTTCTCATTAGACGAGCAGAGAGATACGATCTGGAAAGAACTGGATCATTGGGATACCTATCGCACGATTCTGCCAACCAAATCATCTGAAGACTTCTCCGGCCTTTCTCCGAAGGATCTCTATCTAAAAAAAGCGAATACTGCCAGCAGCATTTCAAAAATGGAAAAGCGAATCGATGGTTGGTATAAAAATATGGAAGCTGAACCAAACCAGCTAAAGAAAAGGAAGATCGCTCAGCAGATAAACAACAGCGAAAAGAAGCTGCACCAACACGAAATCAATCTTCAGAAGATACTGGAGCTGTTATAAATCCCCCGGCTTACTAAGAATCTCTCACAATCATTAATAATTAACCCAATCGGGAACCGGAGGACATAAGCCTTCCCACTCGATTGGGTCAAATATTAATTAAAATAATTGTGAGAGATGACAAATTTAGAAAATTCCACGGATAAAACTGTGGTCCTGCCATTAGAATGGCACAATGAAAAGCGGAAAGTAAAAGATCTTATTCCGTATGAGTTCAACCCCCGGACCTTAACCGAAGAGAAAAAAGAAAAGCTCATCAAAAGCCTGGAGAAATTTAACCTGGCTGAAGTTCCTGCGATCAATACCGACAATAAAATAATTGCCGGCCACCAGCGAGTGAAGATCCTGCTTCATTTAAATCGTGGTGAAGATGTAATTGACGTTCGAGTTCCGAACCGGGAACTCACCGATCAGGAATTTAAAGAATACAATATCACCTCCAACGTTCCTGCCGGGTATTGGGATCTTGATATCCTGGAAGAACACTTTGCTGATATCGACCTGGAGGAGCTTGGTCTTTTCGTGGGCGACATAGAACTTCCGGAGGATATTATTCCTGAAGAATTGAAACCAGAGGAAGAAGGAGAGTTTGATCCGGAACCCCCGGTGGAACCAATCACGCAAACTGGAGATGTTTACGAATTAAGAAGTATCAAAAAGAATATTACCCACAGGATCATTTGTGGCGACAGTACGCTTAAAGAAACCTATGATAAGGTTTTAAAAGAAGATCGCATCAATCTTACGGTAACAGATCCTCCGTACAATGTAGATTATAAAGGAGGCCGCGATAAGAAACGGGATAAAATCGCCAATGATAAGATGGCAGATAATTCTTTCTACCAGTTCCTTTATGATTTTTATATCCAGGCATACGAATTTTCAAGACCAGGTGCGCCCATTTATGTATTCCATGCCGATACTGAAGGTGTAAATTTTAGAAGTGCGCTGGTGGATGCCGGCTTTAAGATCTCTCAGTGCCTTATCTGGAAGAAGAATTCTATTGTATTGAGTCGCCAGGACTATCACTGGATCCACGAACCCTGTTTATATGGTTGGAAATTAGGAGAAGCTCATCCTTGGTACAGCGACAGAAAGCAAAGAACTGTCCTTGAGTTTGACCGGCCGCTTAGAAGTGAAGAGCATCCAACCATGAAGCCGGTAGAGCTGCTCAGTTATTTAATCCTGAATAGTTCTCAGCAGCGAAATATAGTATTCGATGCATTTCTTGGTTCTGGATCTACGTTGATCGCTTGCGAAAAGAACTGGAGGATCTGCAGAGGAATAGAACTGGATCCAAAATATTCAGATGTGGAAGTTCGGAGGTGGATTAAATATATGATAGAGAATGAACTCGAGTTCCAGGTAATTAAAAACGGTACCAGACTTGGAAAGGAAGATCTCAGGGAATACCTGGAATAAAAATGTAAACTATAGTGTACATTCAACAGCCGCTTAGATAGCGGCTGTTTTTGTATCCATCAAATAAACGAAGACACTCCTCTCTGGAAAAATTACTTTCCCTTCTTCGTCTTCTACTGCAGGGAAAGTGTAAAGGAAACTTTTGAATCCTAATTCTTTCATGGCTTCATACACAGAACTCCGGTGGATCCACTCGCTAGGCAATATGTTTGTTACATCAGTAAAAACATCGTCCAGGGTTTTCTTCTTTGTGTATTCACTTTCCTCCAAAAGAGAATCAACTGGATCATAAGATTGATCGATCAGGTTTTTAATTTCCTCGTAATATTCTGTTTTCATGTTATTCTCATAAATTAAGGTATTCTCAAAAATATTTTATTAGCGTTCTAATTATCAAATATTTAGATATTGAAAAGGTAGATTTTTTTCGCAAAAATCAAGCCTTGCTAAACGCCGTAACCTATAGCCGGGTGACTTTTGCCACGTTTAAAATCCATGCAAATATGAAACGCTCCTCTCATTACCTGGCAAAAGTTGAAAGTGGCCTGTCCTCAGGCGATAAGGCAGTTCCATTAAAGATATCCCAGAACATAGAGTAAAAAGGATAATCAAAGGTATCACTCAGGTGAGTGGCATGTTCCTGGTCCACGCTCTTCCTTCGCTCTGATCTCTTATCCTTCTCCAGTCCCTTTCCTCGATCATAGATCTCGGCGTGTTCCATGGAGATGATCAGGTTCGGACAGTTCCCTTTATTTATCCGGATCTTTGGTAGCTGCTTCCGTCCATCATCCTTAAGAGCGACGTTGATCAGCCTGAACTTATCCATATAATCCGGGTTGGTACCGGTGGTCATGGAATAGACCGTCCATCCATGCTTCTTAAGGATAGCAGCTGCCTGCTCGGCATACGTCATCTTAGAGTTGGCAGTATCATTATTCCCAGTTCTATCATAATAGAAGTACACCTCTTTGCATTGGTGATACTTATAATAAGGGAGGAACTTCTCAATGAACAGGTGATCCAGGATCTTCGGACTCTTCACAAAGAACTCCTTCAATACCCGGTAAGTATCACCCTGCAGCTGAGATACCGTCATCGCATTAATACTTGCACCCCAATCCACAGAGATGATCAGCAGTTCATGCTTCATTACATCCCGGTCCTGCTTACTATTAAAGGAATTACCCTTTACATCCACGATACCTGGTAGCGTCTCCAGGTAGCCCAGATCATAGTCAGTATAGTAGTGGTTCTCGGTAAGCTGTGAATAGTAACCGTCTGTGATTTCCTTGGGCCGGATGTTAAGCATCTCAGCATCGTATATAAAGTCATTGGTGTAAGCCTGCCTCATATACTCGAAATAGTCCGATCTAACGTTCTCCATGTTCACTTTTGCCGTCGCCTTCAGGAATAAGATATTATTAGGATCTTTCCTGGCTAGCTCTTCCATATCAGTAAACCATTTCCCTTTCCTGGTTAATGGTGTGGAAGAAGTAAAGACCTCCGAGTGTAATAGTGGTGCATTCTTGAATATGGCCTTCTTTGCCCGGTTGGTATTTCGTACGTTGATTGCCAGCTTCTCATTATCGAATAATGCGGCCTCATCTCCACGTATAGCATAGGAGTTTAATCCACGTCCGCTATCCTTATGGTCCAGGCTCACAAACTGGAAAATACAGCCATTGGCCCAATGCCAAATATTGTTGAAAGAATCCGGTGCCTGGAAAGGCATCTTAAAACCGAGTTTTTTCCCGGCCATAGATCCTATCACATAATCCACATTCTCATAGATCCCGAATAATTCAAGGCCTTCTTTAATCGCCGGCATAAATCGGGAAAGGATCTGGCTATAGGTAGAACCCACCATGGCAAAAGACGCTCGGGGCATCTGTTTTACCAGCTGCAGAGAATCATATCCTAAATAAGTGGTTTTCCCGCTTCCCCTGCCCCATTCCAGGAACTTCTGTTTCTGTTTTGCCATGGAAGCGATCAGCTGAGCGACGTTGAGAGTTACTTTCTTATTCTTCCGCATCTTTCACCTCTTCAAATTCTGTATCCTCAGCTTCAAAATTGTTTAGATCCACTACTCCTCCCTGCAGCATTCCGGCAATCGCTTTTTCTGAAGATTTGCTGATGTTTACGGTAATATCCATCGCAGCAAGTTTCTCCAGGTTTACCCGGTTCTCTTCTTTATCGAGATCTGCCAGTTTCATGTACCGGTCCAGAGCTCTTCCCATTTGCTCAAGGTTTTTTTCTTTGGTGGCTAGCTGGAGCAATTTGTGGTTGTACTCCATGATGATATATCGGTGACCTTCTTTACCGGCCTTATTGATATCTCCATAAATGATCAATGCTCGAGAGATATCACGATAGGCGGTTGCCTGGGAAACTTCAAACTGTTCCATCATGACGTTTGCCGCCTGCTCTCTCGAGCGCCAGTTAAGTAGTAATGAGAAAGCGGTTTTTATGCGCTCCTTCATTTTTAATTCGAATGCAGACAATTCTACACTGGTCTCATCCATGTAGGAAGCGATGATATTATCCAGGTGCGTGTCTTTGGTAGTTACTAAGCTCAAATTCCGGGTTTTCCAGTAAAATTCGCTTTACGGGACCCCATAAAAAAGGACATCACCTGCTTGTCCTTTTTTAGAAATCGCTGCTTCCGCAACTTAGCATCATGACCGAAACTATTTCCAGAGCTGAAGTCCTCAAAATTATGCGGACGCCAAATGAAGAAGGAAGAGCCGTTCCGTTCGATATTTCATACAGAACCTTCAACCGGAACTCTAAAACCGGCGGGAAAATGGTTCACCTGGAGAACGTGAAACTGGTGATGAAGGAAAAAGGCCTGGATCCAGATAGTGTGTATGCACTCAAGAATTTCAAGCCTTCTGAAGAGCAAAAAGAAAAGATCCGGAAAAACCCGAATCACTTCGGAAACAAAACCAGGAATATTCGCCTGGAGAATGGAAAGGTCACCAAAATAGGCATCCTATGGATCAAAGAATTTAATGGTAAAACAGTAGTCCCATAATGGCAGTTGAAATAAATCAAAACCTACGCTTTGGATTCGGAAAAGCTGCTGCAGTAAGTTTTTCTGCAGCTCCTAACCATACCGTAACCAATCCGGAAGAAACCGGAATCTCCACCGGTGGCAAAATTGCCCTTTGGGGTGATGATAATCGCTATCCTCAAAACTTCGTAAAAACGCTTAAGAAAAACGGTGCCGGAGGCTCCAGTTATAGATTTCTAAAAGCAGCTCATTATGGCAACGGTTTCAGGATCTATAGACATGACGCCACCGATGACGGCAAAGAGGATAAAAAAATTATCCCCTTACATGCAGAGGAGAAAATTGCAAAATTTTTCAAGGCTCGTAAAATGCACCGGGTCTTTACTGAGATCATTTCAGACCTGGAGAATTTTAACCTGGGCTTTCCGGAGTTTATCCTTACCAACGATTATAAAGAGATCGATTCGGTACGCAGGCTGCAGACGGCTAAAATGCGTTACGAGAAGATCAATCCAAAAACCGGTCTAATTGAAAACGCATATTTCTGCCATAACTGGACCCGGAATACCAATGTAGATTCAGACTATGTAAGCAAGATCCCGGTGGTAGATTCTTACTGCTCTGCAGAGGAGATCAAAGAATATTGTAAAAGCCGGAAGATTCACAAATTCACCATGCCCATCTTCTACCCACTGGTAGATGAGATCTATTACCCGGAACCAGATCACCACTCGGTATATCTAAACGGCTGGATGGATGTTGTAAATGCGATCCCGGAATATAAAAAGCACTTTTCAGAAAATCAGCTGAACATCAAATATATGGTGTACATCAGCGACGAGTATTTTACCAAGACTTACGCTGGCGAATGGGAAAAATACAGCCTAGACAAAAAGAACCAGATTAGAAAACAACTGGCCGATGCGATCGATGATCACCTGGCCGGAAATAAGAATGCCGGGAAATCTATCCAGGCGACCGTTTTTAAGGATCGCGAAGGAAAATGGGTGAAGGGAATTGAAGTGGTACCGCTTAAAGACGAGAATACTTCCGAAGGGAAAGGCCTTCTGGACTCTTCTGCAGGAAACTCTGAAATTATGAGCGCCATTGGAACAGATCCTAATTTAATGGGAGTGGGAATTCCCGGAGGAAAATTAAACGGCGGATCCGGAAGCGATAAGCGCGAAGCTTTCAGCATCCTGAATGCGCTGTTCAAGACCAAGCGTGAAACTACCCTCGAGATGTGGAGAGTTTTGCGCGATTATAACGGATGGCCGGAAGATCTCGAAGGAGATTTCGCAGCTACCGAGCTTACCACTTTAGACAAGAACCCAACCGGAACTCAAAGCGTAATGTAATGGCAGTAAAATATCTAATTAAAATATCAGATCAGTTTTTAAGTGACCAGTATGGTGAAGCATGGGAAAATTATCATCCGGAAGTTAAAATGCGAATAAGACACCAGATCTGTTTAGATCTGGATGATGCTCTAAAGACTGGAAAAAAGATTGAAGGTTTAAATGAACATATCATTATTAAAGAGATGAAAGGCTCTAAAATCTCACCTCTAAAATCTAAGATCTAATATGGCCACCCTTATCACCACAATCGAAGATTTTAAAAAGTATGTCACCGTCAATGATAGTTTTGATTTTGCTATTATCCAGCCTTATTTAAAACGGGTAGATCGCAAGCATATCAAGCCGCTCATAGGCAACGCTCTTTATGATTCTATTGGCGCAGCTCAGGAAGGCAAAAGTCAGGAAGTGCTGGAGCTGCTTCAGGAAGCGAGCGCCAACCTGGCCATGTTCTCTTTTTCCATGGTTGGAAAAGTACAGATCACTTCTTCCGGATTTCTAATTAGCCAGGGGCAAAATAACCAGGTGGCCGGTTGGGCAGAAATGCGTGACATGCGCCGCAATTTTATCAAAACAGGTTCCGAAGCGATCGACGAAGCCCTCAAGATCATGGAGGAGAATGAAGCCTCTTTCCAGGAATGGGTAGGAACCGAAGGATACACCACATTTAAAGAATTATTTACCAGGAGAACGGAAACCTTCAATCGGTATTTTATCATACAAAACAGCCGTCTCACCTTCCTTAGACTCAAGCCAAACCTGCTTAAGGTCGAGAAGAAATTTTTTAGAGGTCTTTTAGGAACGGAGACGGTTAATCTTATTAAAGCCGGGGCGACTCCGGAAGCTAAAGAAGCTTTGAAACTTGCACAGGCTGCCCAGGTACCGCTTTGTGTTGCTGAAGTGGCCAAAGAAGGCATTTTCACGCTGAACGAAAAAGGGATTGTTTTCGAGATCGAGGAGATCCCTGGAGAGCGAAAGATCAAAACAGATCAGCAGGAACTGGATCGCATTTACGATTCCAAATTAGAGGAAGGCACCGAAGCGCTCAAAGAGCTGGTCGCTTATTTAAGAGAATACCCTGCAATATTCGCTGCTTTTGCCGCTAAAGAAGCCAACGTGTTAAGCAACCCGGTACACAATAATAAATCTATAGTTAGCTTTTAAAATTCATTAATATGCCAGGAGCATTAAGACCATCATTAGATCTATCTCAAAAAAGTAATGTGATCCCTTCTATTAATAGAAGGACAGAAGCTACTGCAGAGGATTTTAAGGAATTATCAGATATCGCGAATAACCACGCGACGATTCTGGATGAGCTTACGCAGGCTGAAAACCGGAATCTCTTCTATGGGATTTTTGAATCTAAAGAATTACTGGAGGCCGCTTTTGAAAATGTACAGGAAGACGGGATCGCGATTGTAGATCCTCAGGTTGGCCAGCAGATCATTGCGAAATACAAAAACGGCGCATGGACATACCAGGAGGTGAATGCTCCTATCCAGTTCTATCCGACTAAACTCGACCGACCTGCCAATGGCGAGACCGGCATCTGGTATATTGTCCTGGACGAAAAAAAGGCTTATTTGTGGTATGGCGGTGGCTGGATTGGTATTGGTACCGACGGCCAGAATGGAATATCTGCTTACCAGGTTGCAGTCGCTTTTGGATTTCAAGGCACAGAAAATGAATGGTTGGCCAGTCTAATTGGGAAAAGCGCTTATCAGTCTGCCGTGGATAACGGATTCCAGGGAACCGAAGCTGAATGGATCGCTAGCCTTGGAGGAATTCCGGGAAAGTCTGCTTACGAAGTTGCCCAGGATGAGGGATTCCAGGGAACCGTGCAGCAATGGCTGGATAGTTTAGTTGGAGCGCCTGGCGCGCCAGGACAAGATGGTGATTCTGCTTACCAAATATGGTTAGACCAGGGCAATGCCGGAACTGAACAGGATTTCCTGAATTGGTTAAAAGGGAATCCCGGTGCACCTGGAGCAGATGGTGACTCAGCTTATCAAATATGGTTGGATGCTGGTAATGTAGGAACCGAACAGGATTTTTTGAACTGGCTTAAAGGAGACCCCGGCGATCCAGGTGAAGTAACCACAGCACAATTAAATGCTGCGATTGCCGCAATTGATAATGTAGTTACCGTTGATACTTCCAGATTATTAGCAGCCTCAGATATCGGAAAGATATTATATGTGATTGCTTCAGTAACCCTTACCTGGCCGGCTGCAGGAATACCAGGATTTAAAGCAAATTTAGAATGCAACGATACAGGAGCTGCTACCATAGCCGATGAAGCTGGAACACCAGGTAATGATCTTAGCGCGCCTAACGGAACAGAAATAGCAGCCGATGAAACCGCTTATTTATTTATAGAGCCCGTGGGTTCTAAACTTAGAATCTCTAAATAATGAGTAGGACGGGTTTTCAATTTGGTAAAAGAAAGCAAGTACAAGGAGAACCAGTACAATTTATAGAAGATAGTAAATTTTCTATTGGTGGCGTTTATTCTTTGTTTATGCCAGATTCAGGAAATGCAGTTTATCATATACATTTAACTAATTACAACCTTTATAATAACGCTTTGCCAGCGCCTTTTGACCTATCTAGTTCCAATACAACTACATCGGGTTCACTTAGCCCAACTACTTTTGCAACTTCATTATTTTTTAAGCCTGACGGTACTAGGTTTTTTTATGGTACAGATGCACAAAAAAGGATTTATAGCTGGGATCTTGCAACGCCGTGGGATATTACGACTAGAACAGGCACAAGAAAAAACAGCCCTATGACTTTTCCTTTTGTTCATGGATTATATTTTTCTCAAGACGGTTTAAATTGTGTCATCGCAGACGGAAGCAATGGTATTAGAAAATGTGAACTTGCAACAGCTTGGGATATAACCACAATAAATTCAGGAACTATAATTTACAATGCACCCGATTATTTAGATGGTATAGCTTTCTACGACAGCGGAAAAAAGTTTATTTACTCAACAAGAGATGCTGCAAAATTGGTATTATTTGAGGTGTCTGCACCTTATAACTTTAATACAATAATTAAAAGTTACACTTATACGGATGCGGTAAATTTTACTTCGGGAGGTCTTGGAATGTCAGCTACTAGCGACGGAAAAAAAATAATTTCAGGTCGAGGAACATCAAAAATAGTATTACTAAATAATAATTTTTAAAATGATGATTATAAGAAGCAAACAACCACTCTTATTTGAAGCTTTAGAAGGGAAATCTGGAATTATAAGCCCTGAAATTCAAAGCATCAAAAAAAATCTAAAAACGGGTGGGTATGAAATAGAAGTTCACGATCGTCTGCAAATAGCCAGAGAAAATCCTTTGCCCAGTGAACCTTTATATTCTTATATATTTTTACAAAAGCGGGTTAAGAATTATAGCGCTACCGAGATTAGTAACCTGTTCACGATATTCGGCGAAACTATAGATCCTGCAGATAATGATTTTGATCAAAAAGCATGGAATAAACTTCCTGAAATGCTTTTGTTTATGAGCAACACCACCTCCATTTATGTGAGTGATAAAAAGACTGCTTCAGAAATTTTAAATGGAGTTGAAGGCGCTTTTGAAATGATAGATGAAACTCAAGAAGTAGCTCAATAATCAACTTAATCTCCCTGTCCTTTTTTTAAAATCCTCCAGTTCGGACTTTTATCATATCTAATACACTAGACATCATGAAAGTCCGAACTTTTTTTTCTAATGCAGGCTCCTGGCTTAAGGAGTTTTTTCAAAATATAGGAGATCTTCTAATTTCCATTTTATTAATCCTTTTAGCTGTGGTTTTAATTGCCATCGCTTTCCTGCCTGCGGTGATCTGGAAACTTATTTTTTCCATCAAGAATGAAAAAAGAAAAGCTCGCGGGATCCTTTCTGGTACCACTCATTTCTTTACCGGGATCGCCATTGCTTTAGACCAGGTTGGGAACGTCGCTTTTGGATCTTTCTTTAACTGGCTTTTCCTAACCAATGACCAGGAATATCCCTTCGGGAAAACTCATGAAACCGTGAGTGAAGTTCTCGGCTGGAACGAAGCCCTTGGCAATCTAAACCGTAAAGGCCTCCTTTTAGTCTCCTTCCTTAATATCATTGAATCTGCACACTGTGAAAAGTCGATGAATTCCGGCTGGTACAAAGCGAAATATAAAGTCGATTACTATAAGGAGCTGCAGGAAAAACTTAAAACTAAAGAGAACACCAAAGCCTTCCTGGCGAAATATTAATAAACAATTCACTTAATCTAAAATCATGAAAAAACTATTCACACTCGCATTCCTTTTAGCATTCTCGCTCACAACTTTTGCCCAGGAGCCACCAGATAAAGCAGTAGATCTGGACACGGTCACGATAGACTTCCAGGTAACCGATATCTCCGGAGATGTCGCCAAGATCATCTCTACCAGCCTGGGAAAAAAATATGAAGTTCCGGCGACTCCGGAATATAATCCTTTTGGATATGTGCTCGAGGTAGATCGCGAATATACTATTTGCCTGGAACGGGATATGAACCTGGTTTATAAATATCAGACTCGAGGACAGACTAAAACTTTGCCGGCGCGAATGATCTGGTTTACAGTTTCAGATGCACAGCTTAAAAAAGACCAGGTCCAGCTCAGCAGATTTATCAGTGAGCCGCCTGGTTATGATCGAAGCCCAAGATATTAATAAACCTTAACCTATACTATGCTAGATCCAGCACTTTCTAAATTTTCAGATTACGGCCTGGCCGGTTTAATCATTCTTACGCTCATCATCGCTGTTGGCTACCTTTTTAAAGTGGTCCACGACTATAGTAAAAGCGATCGACAGCGTGCAGATCATTTTGGAGAAGCTTTTATGACAATGTCTAAAGATCAAAATGAAACCAATCGAAAAATTGTAGATGTGACCGAGAGAATCGCTGAGCAGAGCAAGATTTACCATGATGACACCACTAGGAAATTAGATGAAATGCCCGGAAAGATCATTAGGGAATTTGAATACAGGCAACTGCAGCAGGCACAGAATGTAAATAACACCCCGGCATCATGACTCCATTAGAGCGATTTCAGAAAGAGAACGGACTCCTGCCAGATGGCAAGATTGGTAAGAACACGCTCGGCGCAATGCGAGTGGTGTTTAATATCTGTGATCCTGCCTGGCTTGCTCATTATGTGGGTCAGCTGGCGCACGAATCTCAATATTTCACCAGGGAATGGGAAAATTTAAACTATTCCTATGAGCGTCTTCTGCAGATCTTCTCTTATGATTTCGACCAGGACCGGAACCGTGTTCTTTCTGAAGCTGAAAAACAGGTGGCCAAGATCCTTGCCCGGAAGCCTGAGCAAATTGCCAATTTCGTGTATGCGAGTCAAAACGGCAATGGCCCGGAGGCAAGTGGAGACGGTTGGCTTTTTCGTGGGCGTGGTCCTATAATGATCACCGGCCGTAAAAATTACCAGCTCTTTGCAGATTATGTAGGTGACCAGGAGATCATGAAAAACCCAGATCTCATTATCACCAAATATTACTGGCAGTCGGCCTACTGGTATTTTGAATCCAATAATCTATGGAGGCTTTGCAATGTCGTGGATCACTCGAGTATCAAAAGACTGACCAAGGCCATTAATGGAGGTTACAATAACCTGCAGCACCGTATAGAGCTTACAGAAAAATATTACAAAATACTCCTGAAGTCATGAAAACAAATGTCACACTGAGCCTGTCGAAGTGCTTATTAATAGCTCTGATCATTCTCCTTTCCGGATGCAGATCCCGAAAGGTGGAGGAACATAAGAAAGTGGAAAAACTCAATGAGATCGTTCAAAACGATATCACTTTCGAGAACGATATCCAGACCAATACTAAGATTGAAAAGATAAAGAACGATGTTTCTTTTTCGGTGGAACCGCTGGATCCAGAAAAACCCTCCAGGGTTTCTTACAAAGGAGACACGCTCGATCTTTACAATGCAAAAGTGGTGTATGGTAATTCGCAGGAATCAGAAAAAACCGAACAGGATCTGCAGAACAATTCCAAATACCAGGACAACACATCCCAAAAAACAAATTCAATCAATAAAGAAAAAGAGAGGAAAACAGAAACCAAATCGGCCAGCTGGGGATTGAACATTGGAATCGTCCTGGGAATTATTGTGGCTTTAATACTTATATTTATTCACATAAAAACCAACAGGAAGTGAGCGAAATTCGAAAAAACGTCAGGAAGATAGCGATCGTTGGTACCGGGAATCCCTCGGCTCAATTAGAGCTGGCCAAAAAGAGACTTGAAGAAATTGGAATGGGACATATCGAATTAGAAATACTCACTCCAGAAGATTTTAAATGTTCATACGAACCGCCTAAACCAATAATGGTGATCGATGAATACCCGATGGGACTCTGTCCTATAGGTCCCATCTCTGGATCAAAATATCATAAATAAAGTCTTCTATCAATTTACTATTTAAAAAGGGCAGCATTTCGTTGTCCTTTTTTTAGTGCTGCAGCTCCCGCAATTTAGCAGCATGGCAATTAACTTGAATCTAAAAATAAGGTTTCCTGAATCCTGGAATCAATTATCTGAAAAGCAGCTGGAGGAGATCTCCTATGCGCTGGATCATTACCACCGGTTTATAGATCTGCATCCAAAAGAAATCAGGGAGGAGTACAATTACAAACTATATGTGCGCCTGGTTAAGAACCTGATCCGGGAGAATAATTTTATAAAGGTCTGGATCGTGCTCAGGCAATTACCTCCGGAAGAATACCAGGAGTATGTCCAGTTCCTGATCGACGGAGTTAAAAGAACCAGGTTTTTAAAAGCCTTCGAGATCGAGGGTAAATTGTATTATCCGCCCATGGACAGGCTGCAGAATATTACCATCGAGGAATTCGGTTACCTGGACACCGCATATTATTACTGGAGAACCACTAAGCAGGAAAAATACCTGAATATTCTTTGTGCTGCACTATATCGTCGCAGTGCATTCAAAACAATATTCAAGCTGGTGCCAAAGAATGAAAAGGATATCCGTAAAGCATTCGATAAGATTTACGTAGGGCCTGCAGTAACCAAATTTCAGAAAGTAGATATAAAGAAACGAGTGGCCATCGGAACCGTTTATGAAGGTTGCCGTGGATACATTGCAAATCTTTATCCGCATGTATTTCCAAAACCTGAAAAGCGGGATCCGGAAGATAAGACCCCGGCACCAAAACCGGTTTATACCCCATTTGGCCAGCTGATCACCAATAAAATTAAATACGATCCTTCAAAATTAAAATCTACCCAGGCATTAAATATCCATGAGTTTTTGAGCGTGATGGAAAATGAATTAAGCCAGGATAAAAAATAAGATATGCAACCAGATCCTACTCATGCGCAATTAGTTAATTACTTTAAAAATATCAATGCCCAGCTGAATGACTTTCCCGAAAATTCATTTTTCAGGCAGGATCTTGAGGAGATCTTTGGTGCGTTTAGATCTGGAATAAAGTTTCCGTGCCTGGCTGTGGAATCTCCGGAGATTGACGGGCAGGATAGCACTGAGCAAAATACCGTAATAGGCCGCATGTTTGCTTTCGTTGTGTATATGAATCCGAGAAAGGGAAATTTTGATCAGCAAAACGAATACCTGGATCAATGCGAGAGGATCGCCAAGAAAATCCTTAGCCGTATGCGCTACGATTCCAATATCCCTGGCAATATTCTCTACAGGAAATTTAAAGTTAGCACCGTTAAAGGAGTGATGGTTGGCCCGGTATATACCGAGCATTTGTATGGATACCGGTTCGCTGGAATGATTTCCGGGAACGAATCTCTCAAGGTAGATCCAGCCGACTGGAAAGATCTCGATTCTGTATGCTAGGGCTTGTCCTTTTTTAGAGGCAGGTTCTTTTCCAAATTGCTCCATCAAATTGCCTAGATGAGCTCAAACCAGATTAAATCCAAAGAACGTGCTATTGGAAAGCAGGCCGCAAAAATGGCCGAGGCTTACATTCACCAGGTTTTAAGGCAGAAACTGAGCATCCGAAACCAGGGTGACGATAAGAACAAGCCTATTCTGGACGCTACAAAAGTGAAAGCCAAGATGGGACAGCACCGTTTACTCGGTTTAAACTTCACCTCCAGTAAGGTTGGTTTTATGCTTCATTACGGATTTAACGGAGTTCGCGAAGGTGGATCTGTTTACCTGCAGGCCGCGAGATACCAGCAAAACTCAACAGTAAAAAAACCACACCAGGCAACCTTAAAAAGTTACAGACTCTTTGAAAACATCTATGAAAGATCGGGTGCGCTTAATTATATGATCACGGCTCTTGGCGATACCAGGACAGATGATGTGATCGCAAAACTTTCTGGATTGCTTCTTCAATTAAATACAAAAGACGAATAATGGGAGCCACTAAAATATTTAACCTGGCCATTAAGGTCAATGATAAGGAGGCGAAAACCACCCTCAATTCCGTTGGAAAAGAACTAAAAGCGCAGCGCAGCTATGTGCGGAACCTGGAAGAAGGGACCGCAAAATGGAATGCCGAGAATAAGAAGCTCGCTCAGCTGGAGGGGACTTATGATAAGATGAAGAAGAACCAGCGGGAATTCATCAATCAAACCAAAGAGGCTGCAAACGAAACCGGGAATAGTAAAAAAGCGATCCAGGATTTCGGACAGGCATTTGGCCAGGTAACCCAGGGAATCATGTCTGGAGACCTGGTGATGGTTCAGGAAGGTCTTCGCGGAATGAGGACCGGTATTATTGCCGCAACTAAGGCAAGTATTGCCTTTATTGCTACTCCTCTAGGTGCAACACTTGCTGCCATCGCATTGGCAGTTGGAGCCGTAACTCAATACTTTAGAGATTCTGAAGAAGGCCAGAATGCCTGGAATAAAGTTACTGCCGTCACCAGTGCGGTAGTTGGAAACTTTACAGATTTGATTAGTGACCTGGGAAGGATCCTTATTAAAGTATTCTCAGATCCCAAAAAGACATTAATAGAACTCAAGGATTCTATAATTCAGAATGTAGAGAATAGAGTCACCGGTCTTATAAAATTCTTTCCTCGACTTGGTGAAGCTATTGATCTGGCATTATCCGGAAAATTCAAAGAAGCCGGTAAAGTGGCCACCGATGCCGTTGCGCAGATTGCCACCGGTGTTGAAGATTTCAGCGATAAAGCGGTTAATAGTTTTGGAAATGCCGTAGACGGAGTTAAGAAATTCGGAAACGAGATCGCCAGCGAAGCTAAGAGACAGGCAGAACTTGCAGATCTGGCAGCTGAGGCCGATAAAATAGAACGTCAATTAATTATTGATAAAGGTAAGGTAGAAGCCCAGGTGGCAGAAGCTCGAAGAAAAGCTCGTGATGAAGAAAATCTGTCTTCAGCTGAAAGAGGTCGGTTACTTACAGAAGCTAAAGAAGCGCAGGATGAATTGTATGATCGTGAAATAAAAGCTGCTGAAATCCGCAGGCAGATCAAGGCTGAAGAAAACACCTTCTCCAAATCTACCAAAGAAGATCTTACTGAGGAAGCAGAACTCACCGCAAAAGTTGATCAGGTTAGAAGGCAAAAAGCCGATGCCGGAAGAAACTTAATGCGTGATGAGCTTCGTATTAAAAACGAATTAGGAAAGGCCAGCCAGGCTGCAGAAAAAGCCGATGAGCAGAGACTGCAGAAATTAAACCAGCTGGAAGAAGAATATTTAAAAAAGGCTGAAGATCGCTTGGCAGATTCTGATGTTAAGAAAGCAGAGCTGGAACAAAAACGAGCTGTTGAAAAAGCTCAGGCCCTTGGAGCCAGTTTGGAGCTGCAGGAAACTATCAGGAAAGAACACCAGGTTAAAGTAGATGAAGCCAAAGCTGCAGAGGAGGAAGCGGAACTTCAGCGCCGTCGAGATTTCGAAGCGAAGAAACTGGAACTGGAGAATGAACTGGAATTAGCCAGGGCAGAAACTGAAGCTGAAAAAGAAGAGATTAAAAGGGAGCAGGCCATTGAAAAGGAAGAGGCTGCTTACCAGAAGAAACTGGAAGAATTTCAAAAAGAGATTGAGTTTTTAAATCTCACAGAAAACGAAAAGAACCAGGTAATCCAGAACCTTAAAGAATCTCATGAAAATGTTCTCCTGGGAATCCAGAAAAAGGCGACTGATGAAAAGATCGCCGATGAAAGAAGGCTGGCGCAAGAAAAGAAAAAACTCCTTAACGATTCCCTGGATGCAGCGATCAATTTAGCAGGACAGGAAACCAAAGTTGGACAGGCTTTATTATTAGCAAAGCAATTCTTTGCTTTAAAAGAAACAGCTATACAGTTAGGTCTGTTTCAAAATAAGATGGCCTTAAACACTGCCGAGGCTGCAGGTAATATAGCAGCAGGTACAGCTGAAACTGCGAAAGTTGGTTTTCCTCAAAACATTCCTCTGTTATTGGGATTCGCTGCCCAGGTTGGTGGAATTATAGGAGCTATTAAAAACGCTACAAAAGCGAAGAGTAAAGTAAAAACCAGCTTTGCCCGAGGTGGATTCACAGATCCTTTTGGGATGGGCTATAAAGACGAAACCGGCCATGAAGTAGCTGGCGATGTTCACGTGGGAGAATATGTAGTTCCAAAGATTGTAAGGCAGGATCCCGAAGTCCCTCCAATTCTAAATTACCTGGAGAAGAAAAGAAAGAAAGCTTTAAACCTGTATGCCGATGGTGGAGATACGGTCGACACCATGACTCCACCTTCCGGATCTCAAAGTGGAGATGTTCCTACTTCCGGCCGTGCGATAGAATTACTGGAAGATATCCTGGAGGCGACGCTTATGGCGAATAATATCTTATTCGGTTATGAAGCAGAACTGGAACGTCAGAAGATGGAAGAGAAATTGAAAAAAATTAAGGACCGTTCAAAAATTAAATCATAATGTCTATTACTCCTAGTCAGGTTTCGTTAGTATATAAGAAATCCTTTTCGCCTCCTTTTGTAGTCATTGAGATGGATTATGTACTTAATCCAGCACAAACACAGATCAAAATTGAGAACAAACCACCCTGGTTAAAATTAATTGCAGAATCTATAGATGAAGAAAATCAAAAAAGAACTTTTAAGGTAACTATAGATCCAACGGCCGCAAATAATCTAGCTGCTGGTAATTATTATAATAAAATTAATGTTTACGAGAAATACTGGATCGAAGTGTTCGGTAATAATTCTCGTCAAGACCATTACTTTGACCTTAATTTAAAAGTAGTTGATACAGTAAGATTGAGTCTTTCCAAACAGGATTTCAGTTTTAATTATATAATTGGCGATACTCCTCCGGAAAATCAATTCCTGGCGATCACGACAGAAAATAACTGGAGTATAATTCTGGATAAACCCTGGGCAACCGTATCCAATGCAAACGGATCTGGAAATAGAACCGTATTCCTTGGAGTAAATGTTGACGGACTTGCACCTGGTATTTACGAATCTGGTTTTATAGTAGACGATGGACAGGATACCAAGTCCGGAACCATTACACTTTTAATAAATGGTCCTACTGAAGACGAGGACTATTTGGATATTAGTCACACCGGTCTCACTTTTTCCGAAAAATTAGGAGAAGCTCCGGTAAGCCAGGCAACAATAAATATCAGTACTTCCCTGCAGGTAGATGTAACCACAGAAACTCCGTGGCTGGCATTGTCTGCATCTTCTTTTGCTGAAGGAGATCACACGCTTACCTTGAGCACTCAAAATACCGAAGCGCTCGCCGTGGGAAGTTATCGTGGTACCGTAAAGATCGCTTCCGGATATTCCACGAAAGTGGTGAATGTGCTGCTTCGCATTGTGGAGATCATTACCACCGGGATCCAGAACGACGGATTCTATTTTGCAGATGATCGCAATGTGTTATTTCTATCTACCACTGCAGAGAATGCCGAGGCTCTTCTTGAGTTTGCAGCATATACCGCGAATAATATCAGTTTTTATAAAAAGAGAGTGCCATTCTTCGATAATGCTGTAGAAACTATAGTTGGCCTGGAGACAGGAAAACTTTTAAAACCTACAGATCTACCTGCGCTTAACTCAGGGATCTTTGCACCCATCGTTCCTATTAAGTATGATCTTGATATTTTTGACAAGCAGCTCAATTCGAATTCCCTTACCGAAAGAAGCTCTTTCAATAATCTCCAGTTTGTAAATGGAAAAACTCCTGCAGTCGAAAACCGGCTGACTCATCTTCCGGATAAAATCACTACAACTAAAGACGGGAAAATTGCTTTTTCTTTTATTTCAGAAGATCCTATTAATGCGATCAATATTACCGGAGATGTGACCCAGGCCATTGTGGTTACAAAACCGTCCGGTAAAATATTTACTGCTGTGGTAGATCTGGCCACGCTCAATTTAAAAGCCCAGAATAAAATTAAAATTTCCTGTGGCCCGGTGGAGATCGATGTGGTAATTCGTGAGATAGAACTGGAGACTTTTCAGCTTATCTGGTTGAATGAATGGAATTGCCCTGAGGTGATCAATTTTGACGGAAGCATAGAAATGGTCGAGGAGGACGATTCTACCAAGGTGACGGTCGCCGCCTCCGGAAAAGAGATCTCAAAAATTATTGAGGTTAAGGAACCGAGCAGCTTCAGGATCACTACCGGAAATTTATACAGTGATGAAGAGTCGAAATGGCTTTCAAAAATTTTAAGATCCAAAAAGTCCTGGCTTCAGCTTCCCGGTAAACGTGTGGAAGTGATAAGAACCTTTAACAGCCTGAGCGTTTCTAAAAGCCGCGAATATAACAGGAATTACAGTTTAACTTTTGATGCTGCAGAGAGATGATCATTTTCAGAACCCTTACCAATCATAAAATAGATCTAAGTCGTTTTGGAGTTTCTCTAAACGAAGAGAGCAGCCTGTTCAGCGATAATATTTATAAGAGCTATTCGGTACCGTTTTCTATTCCTGCAGAGGAAGAGATCATTGAGATGCTTGGCCTGCCAGATCTTGATAATATTACAGATGTAGATACCAGCGTTCGCGGTAAAATCATTCTACCATACACCTATTACGATGCGATCCTGTTTCTTGGAGAGATCCAGGGTGGCCAGATAGAATGTGAAATTTCTTACGGAGATGCAGAGCTGGCAGTTTACGATCGAGATTTAAAAGATCTTCCCTGGCCGGTGCAATTGGTTCCGGAGTTTGGATATGGTATCGAGGTGAACACTAAGATCGTGAGCACCTGGCCTCGATATGCCTACAACTATCCACGGGTATATGATGCTTCTATTAAGGAAAAATCTAATTACGAGGCTTTCCGTGGATTTATAAATGATCATAACGGGATCACTCCAGTTTTTAATAATGTAGATAATTCTGGTGAGGAGCCGATTTATTACAATTATAATGTCCTGGCGCCATTTCCATATTTACTAGAGATCTTAAGATTCGGGTACCTGCAGGAAGGGAAAACCATCTCCGGAGAATTGTTTGATGACGAGATCATGAAACAGGCGCTGTATATTCCGCAGAATTTTCTGGAGAAATTCAAAGGTTCAGAATACCTGGCATTTTCATTCTCTACTCCTACCAGTACAGAAAATGAAAACAGGGGAGTTTATAAGCGTACTTTTATTCCGGAGAAGATTGGAACCTACCAGGTAGATTATAAATTAAATATAGATCCTATAACAGCTAGTTATTTCGATTTTAAAGTGTACCAGGACGATCCTAATTCATTTAATAGAACTATTCTCCTAGAGAATACTTCCACGAATAACCGGGTTCGGCTATCAGACAAGTTAAAAGTGAATGTCACTTCAGAAAACCAGTTCCATCCTATTGTGATCGAGATCAAGCTTAATTACCGGGCAGAATCTATCGCGACGATGAACCAGTTTGAATATTCTTTCCAGGCAGGAAAGCTGAATGAATTCCCTTCATCTTTTAGCTTGTCAGATTTCGTTCCGGACATGACTTTTGGCGAATATGTAAATGAGCTGAAGAACTGGCTTAACCTGGACATCGATATCCAGGATACGAATGTGGAGATTAATTACACTCAGAATGCTATCCTAAAGAAACAGCGTGAAGATCACCGGCACCTCGAAATTCCGAAGCCCAAGAAAACCCATAATTCCAACCGGTTTTATAAGCTTACCTATGCCAACGGCGAACAGGTGATGTATAATAAGAACGGACAGGTATTTTCAGAACTGGATGAAAAAGGAGCCGATGTGATCGAAATTAAGATGGATGTCCAGCCGGCAGTGGTGGAACAGAATGATGATATCATTACCGCGGTGGTACCAGACAAACGATCAAAGATTGACTTTTGCCTTTTTAAAAGTCCTGGTCTACTTGTAAATGACTGCGCTCCGGAAACTGCCAATGAGCTGTCTCAGCAGAACAACTTCAACCGGAACTGGAGTGAGTGGTTACAATACCGGGTGCATTCCAAAACCTTTAAAGAATCTTTTGAATGTTCGGTTCATGAGCGAATTAATATTAATGAGCTCAGTTTTAAATACAATGAGCTGCACGTGATCAAGAAACTGAAGAAAAAATACCAGAGCGAAAAAACGATGAAGGTGGATCTGGAGAGTGAGACTTTTTAGAATAAAAAAAACCTCCATAAAGGAGGTTTAAAGATTTTAGATTGTTTTCAAATAAATTTACCCTACCAAAGTATTTGATCGTTTGTCTTCATAACTATTTTGACTTTAGAATTTAAATATATGATATTTATATAATAACTTAAGTTAACATCACCTTAAAATTCATGAGTGCAAACTTAAGTATTTTAGTTAGCATACACCAAGATTTTTGCCAAACTTAAAATGACCCTTGTGAAACACCTCAGAGTTTTCAAAAGTTTGGGTCGTTACCTTGGTTAGATTAAATAAACCATGTTTAGCGCTTACTATTAAAATATACTCTTGGTTTTTCACATTTATGTCTTTATTTAAATCCTCAAAGGTTCTAATTAATACTGCGTGATCTCCATAACCCTTTGTTCTTTTATAGGGCGGAATGGAGTAAAATTTACTTCTACTAAGAGCAATCTCTTCTATTCTATGATTCACTTTCACCTTATCCACGATGTAAGGTATCTTTTTGTATAATTCAAATTCAATAGTATAGGCGCTGAACCAAGATCTATTCACAATTTTAAAAAAATAAAACTTTTTACCTTTTTGTGTTTTGTAACAAATCTTATCTGAAATTTCTATGCGTGGTTGTAAAAAAAATAAGAGAAGGAGAATAAAAACAATAGAAGTCCCTATGCTTAATACAAAACCTATCCCGTGATTAACCCAATCAATATCCATTCATTACAATTTAAAATCAGCAGCGAATTTAAGTAAAATTAACGTTTAGGACTACAAACTATTTTATATTATTATAGATTCCTTCCACATTGTGAACATGACCATTTTTGTGGAATATCTTCCGGTTTTTGTTTCGTAGATGGCCTCATCTTAAAATTACAACAAACTGGCGTTGGATTACCTTCTTTAATCCTCATCCGTTCGCTCCATGACCAATTCAAGAAAAATTGAGTAAAGTCTTTATTAAAATATCCTAAACTCTCACCTGATTGATCCAAGTCTTTAAAATTCCAGCTTAGAATTCGCGAGTTTGACAAACTACAATTGCTAAGTTCAGAAAATGGTAGCTTCCTGTAATTGAAAGCTTCTTTTACTTTTAATTTATTCGCTTCTACTGCCTCCTCTATTTTCATTGAGTATTGTTTTATATTAAAAGTCCAGTGTATAAATATCAGAATGGTCTGCCGGGATCACTTTTCGGTGTCGGCGTATATAAGCTTTCACACCGCCAATACTTTTATGAGTAGAATAAGGCATTAAAGCCAGCAAAGCCTCCATCTCTCCTTTTCCCTGAGATATCAGCGAATCATAGAGATCCATGAGCGCCGTATGCCTTCCGGAGTATAGTCCGTATTCACGTCCAAAACCGAGCTTGTTTTTTATCTCCAGGAATCGCCTGGAGAAATGATCATACCTTGACTGGAGGTTCGCGTTCCATGGAGCCGGTTGGTCCTTATTCGTAAAAAGGTAGTATTCTCCAGGATATTGTTCCAGGTTCATTTCCTCGATGATCGGTTTTATTTTGGTAATGATCCTGCGAACGCTTAGCACTTCGGTTTTTGTCTGCACTTGGATTAGCCAGTTTTCCGTATTAAGATCTTTAACCCGAAGCCTGCAGTTTTCTCGTGGTCTCAGGAGCGGATATAAAATAAAGCTGAAGAAAGGAATCAAATATGGATCCGATCTCAGCATTTCCGCTTTGAGCAGCTTCAGCTCTTCGTGGGTGAAAGCCTTGTTATTCACCGGATCGGAATCCACGTCCGGAATATCTTTAATGAAATTTACCGGGATCAGTCGTTCATTCTTCATCGTAGTAAATAGAGAAGAGATGCTGCGCCGGTGATTATTTACGGAACTCCCGGAAACTTCCTGGCCAGTCTGCTCATTCACATATTCAAACCTGAGCCAATCCAGGAACTCGTAAAAATGATCGATAGAAAAGCGATCGGCTTTGACTCCGTAATAGCCGTTATTCTTTGCCCATTCCAGAAACCGGTTCTTGTGAAATTCATATCCCTTAAGCGTGGTTGGGCTCTTCCCAGCCTTCACTTTAATTTTGTAAGCATAATCCAACGCCTCTCCCAGGATCAAGGATCCATCTCTCTTGCCAGGCTTCACTCTTTTTCGCTCTTCCTTATCAGGAATCCAATTGCGTTCCAGAGCACGGGTAAGAATTGCAACCAGGTGGTTCCCGGCTATCCTTCTTTCTTTTGCAGTCTTAAGTCGGTTTATCTTTTTAGTGAAGGAGAATTTGCGATCGAGCGGACCATTGGCATCTGTTCTCCAGTAAAATGAGACATACCAACGGTTCCCAGGAGCAACGGACGGCTTTCCGTTTTTCCGGGGAATAAAGAGTTTAGGCTGCGAATATCTCTTTACTGCCATGGATATTTCTAAAGAAATGACCTGATTTGCAGGTACGTTTCTAGGTACGTTTATGTCTTTTTTATCTTTTTTCAT